CCGTTATCTTTAGCGAGACAAAACCAATAGAAAGGACCCATAAAGAGTCTGGCTTTACGGTGATGCTTAAACCGTACTTATTGCCCTATGGTGTAATGATAGCACAGGAGGCTCTTTGGTGGAGCTCTGTTTGGAAACATACAGATGAACATCCCGCTAATTCGGTGAACGTCTCATGTAGATAACGCCGAGCTAGGTTTAAATACCGAGTGTAGAGACTTTATACGGGATACCTAAACGAAAGCATGGTAAAGACAAAGTCCAGCCAACAACAGAAATGGTCGTAGCAATACGATGTTGGAAGAACCCTCTTAGTCTGGGTTTGAATCCTAGTGGGGTGACTAAATTTAAAAACATAAAACATGAATATAGGATCACATAATTCTTTAAGCTATAAGTACCCAGAGAAATGGTGGATGAGACCATTCCATTTTGTTGCTAAATGTCAGAACGTTGACTTTATACAACAATACAATCTTGGGGTAAGAGTATTTGACTTACGTATAGCTTTTGGTAGTGATGGCTTTGTACAAGTAAAGCATGGGTATATGGTATTTAAAGTATCAAGTCTATACCTAGATAGCTTCCTTAAATTCTTAGACGAGAAAGGAGATTGCTATCTACGTGTAATACTTGAATTTAATTCAAAGCCAAAGGATATAGATTACCAAGAATGTAGATTTAAACAGACATGCGAATTCTTAGAAAAAGCTTACTCTAATATAAAGTTCTTTGGCGGTAATAGGAAATACGACTGGAAGGTTATATATGAGTTTAAGAATAAGGATGTTCCTACTCTTGTAGATAGATATTCGAGTACTACGTCATTATTTAAGAGCGATAACAAGTTTTTAAGAATTGTAGATGATATCTGGCCTTGGTTATATGCAAGGCTAATGAACAAAAAGAATTTTGCAGAGTTTGATAAAAACTCAAAAGATTACTTATTTACAGATTTTGTAGATATGCAATAAATACTATGGAGTTAAAATTTAAGAGACTTACGGACGATGCAGTCCTCCCGATTCGCGGTACAAAAGGTTCCGCAGGAATAGATTTGACCTGCAATAAGATCGAAACAACGCTTAATGAGGCAAATCAGTTAATGTTAGTATATCATACAGGCTTAGCAGTTGAAATCCCAACTGGATACGTTGGCCTGTTGGTTCCACGCTCTAGTATTTGGAAAAAGTCATTATGGCTTACTGACTCGATTGGGGTGATAGACGCTAGAATATTGAAGTTATATACAGAAATAACAAGGGAATGATAATTGGTGTCTCAAAACAGGGTGAATTGCTGGAAAAGCCTGAGGAGGTCGATCAGCAGCCAAGCTTGGATAGTAATATCCTTGAAGGTTCAGAGACTAACAGCCGAGTCTTACGAGATAGTAATGCTGACACGAGTGCCCTGCCCAGTAATGGTGAAGATATAGTCCGAACTACTGATAACTAAAGAAACAGTAGAAATACAAAGATAAAGAGCTTTGTAAATTAACAATCCTCAATTGTTGGATTATAGAGGAGAAATAATGGCGTTTATGAAAGCCACAACAGATGTTGTACCTGCTATATACAAGCAAGGAGAACGATTCTGTCAGTTAGTCATCGTCCCAGTACCAGATTATACTATAACAGAAGTTGCCGACCTTTCAGAAACAGATAGAGGTGCCGGTGGTTTTGGTTCAACTGGAACTGGTACAGATAAGGAAGTTAGCGCAGCTACGGGAGCTGATGGTAAGGCTAGCGAACAGCCACAGCCCGCAAATTAGCCAGCGGCGGCACCAAGTAGTGCTGAGGTAGAGAAAGGGTAAGCTTGATTTCTCTATATAAAGGGAGTTACTCAATTGAGTAGCCCCCTTTTTGTGTTTAACGTTAATACTACTAAAATGAAACTAATCAAACAACAATTAAACGGTATATCGATAAAACAGGCTCCATAGGTAGGTACTAGAACACCGAATATACTTATGGGGGAGCATTAGGGTGAATATCTTCGTGGTGACATCATGGATGCTAACGCTGTCATACAGGCGTTCGATGAGCTTAAAGATGGCGTAGATGATAACCATGATACCCTTAATGAACTTAATGAAGAGATTAAGACCAATGCTACTACTATTGACGGTGCTATTACTTATATACACAAAGTAGAGGAGGAATCTAAATCAAGAGACGATGCGGCTACTAAAAGCTTAAATGACGAGATTAGTAGAGCTACTGCTGCAGAGAAGGCTAACAAAGCTAGAATCGACGTAATCGATGGTGATTCAGATACAGAAGGCTCGTATAGAAAGGCTGTTAAAGATTTGATTAATGGTGCCCCTGAAGCATATGATACCCTTAAGGAGATCGCTGATAAACTCGCAACAAACGACGATCTTCATAAAGCTATACAAGACGCTATAACAGCGAAGGCTGAGAAAACTGCTCTCACTGCAGAGGTAACTCGTGCTACAGCAGCAGAAGAGGCTAATGCCACTGCTATTGCTACAAAGGCTGATAAGACCAGTCTTGACGCAGAGGTAACAAGAGCTACTGCTAAGGAGAAAGAAATTTCAGATAGCGTAAGTAAGGAAATCAGCGATAGAAAAGCAGCTGATGCCGCATTGGTTGTAAAGACTGACTACGAGGCAGATAAGGCTACATTCGCTAAAAAGACTGAGATCCCCACAAAGGTAAGTCAGCTTACTAATGATGCGAAATACTTAACATCATATACTGAGACAGATCCTGTTTGGACAGCGGCAAAACCAAATTACTACACAAAAACAGAGATTGATGGTAAGGGCTTTTTAACTGAACATCAATCACTTACTGATTATGCAAAGAAAACAGATCTTACTAGCAAGGCAGACTCTACAGATGTAACTGCATTGCAAACAAAGATTGCTGATCTTGAAAAGCGCGTTGCTGCCTTGGAGGCTAAGCAAACTGCATAATAATAGCTAGGTCTTAATGAAAGCATGACGGGGCTCGCTACCCCGCCTAGCACAACCCTCTAGGTGGAATATACTAGAGCACATGTTTAAACATTTATAGCTGCAGAATTCATGATACAGCCTTTAATGGCACTGCAGCACTATTGGGTAGCACGCCCAAATTGTTAACAATCAAAGAAATTAAATATGGTAGAATTCTATAACGAACATGGTTTTGATCCACATGAGCCACATAAGCCACATAAAGATCCTATCTAGGGATTAAAACTATTTGTATCAAACTATTGCGTTAGTTTGCTTTCCGCGATTAGAGATCACATTAAGGATACTGTAGCGCATGTTACATAGGAGGAAAAAGACTACTGGAATAGCAAAGTTGATAAAGTATCTATAGAAGGTATAGATGATACTTTGAAGAAGCTCAATGATAAAATTAACAGTATAGAGAGCGAAGTTCTTAAGACTGTAGAAATTTGGATTGAGAGTCAGGAGTATGTTACAAAAAACCAGATGATATCTTATGTAACAACTTAGGTTAATAAGATTATAACTGGAGAGGTAAGCCTTATTGGGTATGCTGAGAAGACATGGGTCTTAGAATAGATAGCAAACCTTACGAAAGAAGGCGGAGAGCTAGACTTGTCAAAATATGCCTTAAAGACAGATCTTGATGCTCTTACAAATAGAACACAGGTTCTTGAAGATAAGGTGAACAACTTGCCTTCAACAACACCAGTAGAAGGTAAAGATTATCAAATTACAAACGTAGAAGTAACTGGTAACACACTTACTATCACGCAGAATAATATGGGCTCTAAGAGTGTAGAGCTCCCTACCAATAGTGGTGGTAGTACAAGCGACGAAGTTGAAAGCATAAAAGAGAAGATAGATAATGCAAAGACTCTCGTTGTTACAAAGAATGGTAATCCATACAAATCTTACAATCCGTTTACAAGCGCACAAGATATAACTATAGACATAGTTGGTAACGGTGGTAGCTCTGGTGACGAGGCAAGTAAGTATTATCAAGCATTCTTCTAGAATACTGATAGTGCTACAACATCACCTTTAGTTCCAGAAGTAGGTAAGGGGCCTTCAGACTATAGCTCTGCAGATGAGCGTTCTAGATGGTCTACGAATGCACAGAACCCATTAAAGGGACAATATACGTGGATGACATTCGTATACATATCTGATGGACTATACGGTTCTTGGTTGAACCCTGTATGTATTACGGGTAAAGATGGTGACGCTGGTAAAGATGGCGAACCAGGAAAAGATGGTGAACCAGGTAAAGACGGAACTATAAGTCAATACATATATAAGCTTGCTGGTGAAGGCGAATCTGTTCCAAAGCCTAGTAATAATGAAGAATTGGATGACTATGTTCCTACAGGGTGGACTGATAATCCACAGGGTATCTCAAAGACTCAACCATGCGAGTGGGTTTGTATAAGAATGTATGACTCCACTAATAAAAAATGGAGTGACTGGACACAACCAGTTCTGTGGTCACATTACGGGTATAATGGTACAGACGGTGACGGTGTAGAATATATATACTGGGCCGGCAATAACCAGCAAATGTATCCTTCTAGTGAGCCTAACTCATGGTATACAGATGAACAGTCTAAAGCTAATGGAGAAGCTTCCGGTGGTACATATACAGAAGCCACTGAGTCTACAGCTTATTCAAATAGCAAATATTACAATAAGCGAGAGTTTATTAAAGCTGGTTCAGGTTGGTCTGACAGCCCTATAGATTTAACTCAGCAGGTCTATGGTCCTGGTTCCGTACAATACGTATCAGTACGTAAATTCAGGAGCGATGACAATGCTCAGTCTTCTGAGAGTGAAGGAGCATATTGGCACCAATATAGTGAACCTGCATTGTGGTCTAATTACGCTAAGAACGGTGATGCTGGCGAAGGTATTATGCTTAACCTTGATAATAGCACAATGGCTGTACCACTTGATTCTAAAAACAAGAACCTTGCGTTTACATAGACATGTGTTGCTAGATTTTACAATGGCACTGATACTATAAAGATAAACTCGGTTGATATAGTTACTTTAAAGGATAACAAAGAAGTAACTGCAGAAGGCTTTAATGTTACCTACAAGAACAATGAAGCTAACTCTAATTACATAGACATAACTGTAAGTATCAGCAAAGGATCACTTTCGTTCGAGGATGGTGGCTACGCTATTTCTATTTCAGCAACAGCAGATGTAAATGGAGCTAATGTAACGAGAAGTGCTACTATACAATTGGTTGGTGTTACATTTGGTCAAGATGCTACAGATTACAGAATAGACGTAGTTGAAAACAGTGTAACTGGTTCTACTACTGGATCTGATACGGTAAAGTATAATGGAACATTAAGGTTTAATGTAGTAAAAACAATAGGCCAAGGAGACCCTGAATATTTAACTGAGTCACAAGTATCAGTTAACGTTTCTAGTGGTAGCGGTACAATTACTGTTTCTAACGATATAGAAAACAAATCATTCGAGGCGAATGTTTCAGATTCTACAGATGATTCGGCTTTGATTAAGGTTAGTGATAAAGCTACCGGAAAAGATATAATACAAACCGTGGTGCTATTCAGCAAACCTGGAGAGCCAGGAGAACCTGGTGAACCCGGAGAGCCAGGAGAGTTCGGAATATCTTACAAGCTTGTACTTAGTAGTCCAACGATCAAACATAAAGATGGTGATTATTATCCAGATACAATAGAGGTAAAACTTGTTAAAGTTTATGGTAACACAGAAATGCAAAATTACTCTGTTACAGAAGCGAAAGAAGTTGATAGTAACTGGCAGTTTAAATACTCCGTAGATGGTAATAGTGAACAAGATCTTGATGTTAACTTCATAACCAAAAGCGTAATATTAAGTGCGGAAAATACCATTAGGGTAGAGCTTGATTACAATGGTACACTTGTCGATACAGAGACTATAACTATATATGAAAATGGTATGAACGGTACAAGCGGCGTATCATATTCTATAAATGTTACCAATTGTGATATAGAAGGAGATAGTGATAATGGTTTCCACGGTAATTGTAGTTGGTATATAACTATGAAGCAGGGCCTTATGGAACCTGTTAAACTTAGTGTCTCACAAACTGAAGCCACATTTACTTGTAATGGTGAGAGCTATGCTGGCAATTCAATAGCAACAGACTCTAGTGAAAATACTTATTCTCTCGATATATTGGATACGGATCCAGTATATAGTTCTTTCGGATTAATTACGATGAGGAGTAGCAGTGGAGAGTTTTTAGCCTCCCAAGTGATTCCGTTTGCTATAGAAGGCCATACTGGTCCAGAAGGAGAAAAAGGTGATAAAGGAGATAAGGGAGACAAAGGCGACAAAGGCGATAAGGGTGATAAAGGTGATAAAGGTGACACCGGCCCACAAGGACCAGCTGGTCCAGCCGGAAGTGCACAAACCCTTTCAGGTAGTCCTTTAAGAATGCGTGGAACATGGTCAGGGAACAATGAAGATTACTATGATGGTAAAGTAGCTGATACAGATGGTGTAAAATGGCAGGATATAGTATTATATGGTAATAAGTATTATGTGCTTGTTAATAGGGAAAGTTTGTTGAGTAGTACAAATGGAAGCACTATAACCCCATCGGCTACAGATTATTGGCAGGAGATGGCTGTTAATGAAAACTTCGTTGCTGATAAGATTGCAGCTAATCAAGCTTACATTGAAGAGTTATCGTCAAAGGAAGTAGTTATCACTGATAATGACACAGTTGTAGCAGGTATGACGTCTGGTTCACAGTTGGTACATTCTAATCTTCCATCTAGTGTTAATAAAGGTGATATACGTATCTGGGCAGGTGAGTTCTCTGGTGGTAATTTAGCTACTGCCCCATTTACTGTTACAAACAAAGGCGATCTTGTAGCTCACGAAGCTACTTTATATAATGCAACATTCTATGCTGCAAATGCCACTATTTAGATTTAGCATAAAATTAAGTAGTTGAGCAATTAGAATTATTTCTATGAATATGGCGGATTGCATATAACTGGAACTACAACAGATTATGGCGATGCTGAAATGTTCTTTGGAATAAAGTCGTAGTATGGAAGCATTAGTGGAGTTGGACTTCCAACGCAAGTAGATCCTGAAATATATATTGGGAGTTCAGATAGATACACAAGAGTTAAGCCAGGTTTTTTATATTTGGCCACAAGTAAATCTACTTTAACTGTAGATGGACATACAACATTGAATTCGACGTATATAAATGAATTAAAAAGACTAGTTAGGTGTGATTCAGACTCAACTGCCCTTGATGATAATTGTAGTATGTATGTAAGTGGTGGTGTTTTTGGTACTATGCCATCAAATCAAACAATAACTCTTCCGTTTACTAGCGAAAAAGGAAAAGACTTAATTATAGTAAATTATAAATTTGATAAACTCACGATAAAGGCAGCAGATTTTCAAAAAATGTATAAAAATGGTGTATAGGTAAGTAGTGTTGTAATGAATCAATATAGTATGGTATATGCTATTCAAGTAGATGATGACGCGTGGGTTTTAGGTTCTATGGCATAATGAAGATAGTGAGATAGAATATATTGCCACCAAAGGGTTTTTTGGCAATTAATTTATTTGGTTATCTATTCTGCAGAAAAGGTGCAGTCATTGACCAAAAGACAATTAATCATGAGTCTATCCATACAGAATAGATGAAAGAGATGTTGTATATACCTTTTTATATATGGTATGCAATAGAATGGCTAGTTAAGTTATTCTGTAAAGGCAATGCGTATAGAAACATATCATTTGAAAGAGAGGCATACGATAATCAAGGTAACCTTGAATATTTAAAAACTAGAAAACATTACAGTTGGTTTAAAAGACTATTTAAATAATGTTTGATATAGTAAACAATAAGATACAGTTAAGTACAGAAGATTTGGCTATACCACCATTTAGAGACTTCTATAACAATGCTAAAGATAAACAAGATGCGTTGAAGAAGATAGAGTTCATCGTGTGGCGTTATAAATGGAATAGCCCATATGAGGCTTACCCTGAGAAAGAACGTACATGGAGAGTAGCTAAAGATGTGCTTAATGATTAGAATTATAAACCTGATGACACTGTAAAAGAATTAGCAAAAAGGTTCCAGGAGTTCCAAGAGACTCCTGCTACCCGCTTGCTTAAATCTTCTAAAAGTGCAGCAGAGGGCATTATGAACACTATGGATAGCTATGCTGAAGAAGAGCTTGATATAGATACAGCTAAGAAGCTTTCAGCTATATTGAAAGATGTTAGCGGTATTATCAAATCTCTGGATATGGCTACCAAGTAGGCAAAAGCAGAACAAGTTGAAACTGGTAAGGTCAAAGGTGGTGGCGTTATTGGTATGTATGAATAATTACTATGGTAGACTTTAATTAGAAACTTCATAACACAGATAAGTTTAGATAGGCTGCTATTTTCTTTGAAGAGCATGGGTGTTATACGTTAGCACCTAGAGGTACTACCGATTATAATAAATTCTGGGATCAGGAAACTAAACGTTGTTTATACGGATATACTGCTCCTGATGGAGAGGGTATAACTGGTTATAATTATTTCTACTTAAACTACAGTCCTATCATGAAGCTTAATGAAACAGAGTATATTGATAGGGAAGGCAATGTAAGAAAGAGGCGAGAACGTAGATTAGAGTTCCCTAACTTCTGGGATTACGATTACTATTATTACTGTGCTATAGATGATGCTGAACAACAGGGCAAACATATGGCGGTGATTAAGTGTAGACAAAGGGGATACAGCTTTAAAGGTGCATCAATGCTTGTACGAAACTATATGTTAATACCCGGTTCAAAGAATTTCGCAATAGCTTCAGAACAGAAGTTCTTAGTAGGTGACGGTTTGCTTACAAAAGCTTGGTAGATAATGGACTTTCTTGATAAGCATACAGCCTGGGCTAAGCAAAGACTTGTATCAACACGTATGGAAAGAACATCTGGTTATAAAATAACCGACGAGTTTGGTAAATAGACCGAACAAGGATATTTATCAAGCATAACCGGGATAACCCTTAAGAATGACCCAGAGCGTGTTCGTGGTACTCGTGCTAAACTTGTACTATGGGAGGAAGGTGGTAAATTCCCAAACCTATTAGATGCATGGCGAATAGAACAACCTTCTGTAGAAACTGATGATGGTGTAGCATTCGGTTTAATGGTAGCTTACGGTACTGGTGGTACGGTTGGTTCAAGCTTTGATGGATTAAAAGAGCTGTTTTATAAACCAAAATCTTACAATGTACTTAGCTTTCCTAATATATGGGACGATGGCAGAGATAACACAGAATGTGGGTTCTTTGTACCAGCTTATTCTAATCTAGAGTCATTTGATGAAAATGGTAATCAAAGATTCATGGATAAGGATGGTAATAGTTTAAAAGATAAAGCTATAGAAAACCTAATAGAACAACGTAATAAAGTAAAAGATGGAGGTGCTAGTTAGCAGTCTATAGATAGATTTATCTCAGAGCGTCCTATAAAACCAGCAGAAGCGGTACTTGAGCTAGGTAAGAATATATTCCCTAGAAAGCTTTTGATGGATCAACTAACTCGTATACGTACGAATAAGAAACTTCAAAGTATGAAGCATATAGTTGATCTACAGTGGGACGGTAAAGGTAGTGTTGAAGCTATAGAAAAGAAGAGTGGAGATATAACAGAGTACCCACTTAAGAAAGGCGATAAACCGCATGGCTCTGTAGTAATATGGGAGTATCCTGTTAAAGACCCTCCTTTGGGTTTATATATCAGTGGGTGCGATCCCTTGTGTTAGGGGCATCATTTATGATGAAAATTGGGTAAAAACGGTGAAGGTCTAGAACAGAAAACACCGTGCTAATCTTGTAGATTACGAAAGGCTATAAGACAGTGTAACGCGTAGGAGATGAATAAATATAATTCTCCCAAGAGTGCCCGACACTATTTAGTGATAATGTACGCTGAACTACATGGGGACATGTAGAAGTTAAGATAAAAAGCTTAACGATAACAAATTGACGACCACGACGATAGCTTTACAAACTCATTAGGCTCTACATTTATATTTAAACGCGTACGAGCAGGAGAAGCTTGGAACGATGTAATAGTAGCAGAATATTCTGGCCGCCCAGATACAGCGGAAGAATACTATGAGAATGTGCGTAAACTGCTAATGTTTTACAACGCACGATTATTATTTGAGAATGAGCGTAAAGGTATCTATCCTTACTTTACGAATAAACATTGTGATTACCTACTTGCTGATTAGCCAGATAAGATAATATCTGAGGTATTTAAGGATAGTAAAGTACAAAGAAGAAAAGGCTGTCATATGACAAAATAGATTAGAGCATATGGAGAAGGCCTTATATTAGAGTGGTTACTGGATGAATATGAACCAGGTCACCCTAATGTAGAAAGAGTATACAGCGAACCTTTAATAGAAGAACTTATAGAGAATGATGGTGTGCGAAATGTAGACCGTGTTATTGCTCTATGTATGGTTATGATATACAGAGAAGAACTATATTAGTTAAAGGTGTCGTCTGCTAAAGAACAAAATAAATAGGTTGAACTCTTCGAAGTGCCGTTATTTAGTAAACAATGGTTTGAAGAAGATAACAGCGCAAGTGAAGACGGTATACCGATATTCACATTTTAATACATGGAAGATAACTTATACAATTCAGCTTTCCCTAGACAAAAGCTACCGCTTTCACAAAAGAATAAGAAGTGGCAAGAGGATTGCGTTAACTATATTATAGGTGAAGGTAACGTAACGTCTGGAGGAAATAGTACATCATATTACGGAGAGCTGTAGACCTATTATAATTTATATAACAGCATCTTCGATGAAAAGGATTTCAAAACGGTTACAAATCCATTTAAGGTCGAGGATGGTTTCCCTGCTACTCCTCATGATTTTAACATCATAAGACCTAAAGTAGACTTACTAATAGGCGAGGAGACGAAGCGACCTCTAAACTTTAGAGTTATCAGAACTTCTCAATAGGCTACTTCAGAAATGCAGGAGAAAGAAAAACAAATGATTCTTCAGTACATAGAAGCAGCTATCACAGCTAGAATGAGTCCTGAAGAACAACAATAGTTCCAAGAATAGTTGTAGTCTGGCGAAGTAATGCCACCTGAGGCTATAGCCAGATACATGGATAAGGATTATAAAGATATTGTTGAAAACACAGCGTATCATACGCTTACATATTTAAGAGAAAAGCTTGACCTAGATAATGAGTTTATCAAAGGTTGGAAAGACGGGTTAATCTCAGGTAGAGAAATCTATTACGTTGGTGTACTGAATGCAGAGCCATATGTAGAAAGAGTTAACCCTATATATTTCTCTTACGATAAAAGTCCAGATTTGGAATATATCGAAGATGGAGCTTGGTGCTGTAGAAAGATGCGTATGCCAATTACAGAAGTGTACGATAGATACTACGATAAACTTGAAGAGAAAGATCTTAATAAACTTGAAGAGCTTATAGGATCTACACCTGGTAGAAATCTTGGTGACAGGAGTCCAGTAGATATGGGTATACAGTTACGTATATATGACAACCCAATATTCGAGGGAGCTGGTAAATCTTTGGTAAACGTTTGGCATTGTTGCTGGAAGTCGTTTAAGAAGATATACTATGTTACTACAGCAGATGAAACCGGGCAGCCTTAGATCAATATTGTTGATGAAACGTACAAACCAGTAGGTACAGAGATTAGCGTAGAACCAGATTGGATTATAGAGGTATGGGAAGGCTATAGAGCCGGTAGCGACCTCTACTTTGGTATACAGCCTATAGAGTATCAGCATGTAAGTATAGACAACCCTAATAGCCAAAAGCTCCCATATTGCGGAGCTATTTATAGTAACACAAATAGTAAACCTAGGTCGTTGGTTAGTATTCTTAAGCCATTACAGTATATGTATATTGTACTGTGGTACAGGCTTGAATTAGCTATCGCTAGAGATAAAGGTAAGGTGTTACTATTTGATATTACCTAGATACCTAAGTCTATGGGTATTACGCCTACAAAATGGCTTCATTATTTGAGCTCTGTCGGCGTATCTTTTGTTAACCCTACAGAAACAGGCTGGGGTAACAATGAACGCGATGGAGGGCGTGCAGCAGCGTTTAATCAGTATTAGGCAATGGACCTCACAATGTCTAATGTAATAGCTGAATACATACAGTTAATGGATAAGATTGAAGAGCTAGCTGGTACAATCTCAGGTATAACTCAACAACGAGAAGGATCTATTTCAACATCAGAAATGGTTGGTAATGTACAACGTTCTGTTGTTCAAAGCTCACATATTACAGAGCCATTATTCTGGGTACATAACCAGTGTAAGCGTAGAGTCCTCAATATGCTTTTGAATACTGCTAAAGGCGCCTGGGAAGATACTGGTAGACAAAAGCTCCAGTACATCTTTGATAATGGGGAGCGTGCATTTATAGACATTACTCCTAAGTTCTACTATGAAGATATGGATGTATTTGTAAGTGATACATCTAAGGATCTTGAGAATATACAGAAGTTACAATAGCTTATACAGCCTGCTATGCAGAATGGCGCTAGCTTGCTTGAGGCAGCAGAAATCCTTACTAACGATAACTTCAATATTATTAAGCAAAAGCTTAAGGATATGCAGACTCGTCAAGAGTAGATGCAACAGCAACAGCAAGAGGCAGAAGCTCAGCAGCAACAGCAGTTACAGCAGATGCAGAATGACTCTAAGCAGCAAGAGCTTATGTTGCAGGAAGCGCAGATGGATCTTCAGAGATACCAGATTGATCAAGATAATCAGACTAAAATAGCTGTAGCCCAGATTAATGCTTATCGTGGTGTAGAAGATATGGATCAAGATCAAAATGGTACCCCAGATGTTATAGAGCTTGGGAAGCAAGCTTTGGAGCAGCAAAAGGTTAATCAAGAAGCTTATAATAAGCGATATGAGGCTAAACAAAAGCGTGAGATTGAAGATCAAAAGATTTAGCTTGAGAAGGATAAGATGAAGCATGAGTCTGAACTACAAAAGCAGAAAGACGATGCCGCTATGCAAAGGGAAGAGCTTAAATCTAGAACTGCTTTAAAAAATAAAACATCAGGGGAGGCTTAATCATGAAGTTCGACAACAAATCATTCCAAGAAAAATATGAAGCGTGGAAGAACGGTGCTGACTACTGGAAAGATATACGTGGTATCAACTTAAGTGGAGATACTTGGGTTGATAACCAAGATATATATGAAGACCCTTAGATTAAGCAACGTATAAATTCAATTGTTGACTACTACGATGATTACCCAGCTTATAAACATGGTAAAGGGTCTAACAACGATTATATCAACGCCTTCGTTCATAAGATGGGTCCACTAGTTGGGCGACAGCTTGGTAGATATGGCTACGGTAGAGAAGCCTATTACAACGTAATGAGACAGCTTGGATACGAATCTAATTACGGTAGATCGAACATAGCTAGACGTTAGCATAATTATGGAGGCGTCGGATTTAACGGGAAGAAATACAATTCATATAAATCAGATGAGGACTTTGTAAAAGACTATGTTAGACTGATGCATAAACGTTATCGTTCTGCATTAAAGGCAAAGTCAACACAAGATTATGCTAGAGAGCTTAAACGAAACGGATACTATACTGATACACTTGCACATTATACAAGCCAGCTTAGAGGTATGGATTCGTTAGCAAAAGCTGCATTTAATCATAGGTACAGGAACCCAAATATGTACAACTACAATGTTAAGTTTAATGACGTTGTACAAGATTATAATGACGCGAAAAACACCGTGACACCTAATTAGCCAATAGTTGAGGTTCCGGTTTCTACTAGAGTTTAGGCTCCTGTGGTTCCGTTTACTTTAAGCAAAGAATAGGTATAGGCTCAACAATAGCAGTTTGTTAACCAACAAAGGTAGAAAATGTATGACGCAATCACAACTCCTGCGCTTCCGAATATACTAGACTTACTCCCATAGAACAATTTTGGCAAAGATGCTTATGGACAGAAGTTCTGGTAGCGTAGGGGTAATAATCTTAAATTGAGATAATTATGACGCAGATAGAAAGTCCTAAACGAAAGATGTAGAAGAGAAATGACTATCAACGTCATAAGCTTCTTCGTAAGATTAAACGCAGAAATAGGAATAGAGCTAAAGCTGACTAGGAGGTAGCTGAGAAATAGCTGAAGAAAAAGCTGAATCTACCAAGATTTAGCGACGGCAAAACAAGGGAAGTATATAAGTCTAATATTCATTTCAATAATGATGATGCAGCAAACGGTTATGGTTCAGATTATTATAATACGTATAAAGATTTGCTAAATAAAGCCAAATCATCAAACAGCCCTAAAGATTGGCAGAATGTAATTAATCTTGAAAATCATATTAGGAATTCTCTGAAGTATTTACCTATAGTGTCTCCTTTTGTAATTGGAGCAAAATTCGACAATTATAATTCTGGTAAAGACATACACATTAAACCATCTAAGCGTGGTACATTTACTAAAGCAGCTAAACGACATGGAATGAGTGTACAGGGATTTGCTAGTAAGGTTCTAAGGAACCCAAGTAAATATAGTGCAGCTATGAGGAAGAAAGCTAACTTTGCACGCAATGCAGCGAAGTGGAACTAATAACATTATCGGGGTTCGACTCCCCGATAGCGTACAATTAAACATAAAATATTAACTTAGTTATAATATTATAATTATGGCAAGAAGAAAGAAAAATCCATTAGGTGATTTTGAAGACGCTTTATCCTCTTTGGGATATGGTAGCCAGGAAGGTGGCGATAGCGTCACAAATATCGACAATCAAGATGTGGTTGATACGGTATTAGATGACCCTAATGATGATATTGATAATTTAGATAATCCAGACACTAATGATGTGGCTGAGGATAAAGACAAAGATAAGAATGAACCTGGTGATCCAAATGCACATGATGATAATTCGGATGTACCAGATAATATTTTAAATAATAACACGTCCACAACAACTGATGTTAATGGCGAATAGGATGATGTTGATAACACTGTTGACGACAACACTGTTAACGATACTGATACTAATCAGAATGTAGATCCTGGAGAAGCTGAACAAATCGGGGCTTTCTTTGACGCGTTCGCCGAAGCAAATGGTTGGTCTGTTGATGATGACGAAAAACCTAAATCTGTAGAAGATCTCGTAGAATACATCAAAGACGTAGTAGACGAGAACTCTACTCCACAATATGCTGATGATAGAATCGCACAGCTTGATCAGTATGTAAAGAATGGCGGCAGATTTGAGGATTTCTATCAGACACAACAGAAGTCTATGTCTTATGATAATATCGACATGGAGGACGAATCTAATTAGAAGGCAGTTGTTCGCGATTATTACAAATTGCAAGGTATGAGTGACGAACAAATTAATCGTAAGATTGAACGCTATGAGGATGCCGATATGCTTGAAGACGAAGCATCCGATGCAGTAAGCTACCTTAAAGCATATGAGCAACATCAGCAAGAGATGTTATTACATCAGTAGGAAGTTCAAAGACAGCAGCAAGAACAACAGGCTGCATAGTTTATGAATGACCTTACAACTAGTATAAACAACCTTACAAACATTAGAGGTATAGCTGTTCCAAAGGAGGATAGGAAAGCCTTATATGACTATATTACTAGAACCGATGCTGATGGTCTAACACAATATCAAAAAGTTTTTAATGGTAACCTTATTAACAATCTAATTGAGTCAGCTTACTTTACAATGAAGGGAGATTCTTTACTTGGTGAAGCACAACGCAATGGTCAGACATCTGCTGCAAATAAACTTAGATAGATGCTCAAACATCAAACTAAAAACCATACATCATATAATGTTGGGCATGAGAAACAAACTCAAGCATGGGATATCGCGTCGAAATACCTATGATGAGAAAATTAAACTATTATGAATAATACAAGTTCTTTATTAAATAATCTTCAGCTCTACCGCGGTAAGCGTTTCGCTGATTTGGTAGACGAAAACATGATCGCTAATGCAATGCTTACAAAACCTCATGAAGTAGCAGGTTTATTGTCATTAGTGTTTGGTACAAAAGATGATGGTATTTCAACTACTATCGATTTGTTAACTGGTGGTCTTGGTTCAACCATGACTATCGAAAATAGAGAGTACGAGTGGTCTGTGATGATTGATGCTGATCACGCTGTTAATATCCGTTACGCTAAATGGAATGGTAAGGAGATTACTCCTGCTTCTATTGCAGAGGGTTTGACTCCTGGTATTAATCAGACTCCTATTTACCTTGGTTTGGAAGAGAAATGGTTTGGTGAGTTACATAGCGCGTAAACTGTGCCACTTTATACAGTAATGTATACCGAAAAATCCAGAGAATTGCTGGAATCTCCTAAAGAATTTTATACCCTAGAGTTATAAATAAAATTATAGATATATGAATAATATAGAAAATGGACAATCAGCAGCCGAGCAAAGCTACTAGATGAAAGACATACCGGGATGGGAAGGTCTTTATGCATGAAGGTCTCCGTGTTGACAAAGTAGACTTGAAGGTTCATCGACTAACCGCTAACCACGGTGTAGGGTCAAGTGACCCGAAGTACTGGAAACCCTTTCTTTAGGGTTGTGATATAGTCAATTCTTCATCGAAAGATGAAGCTGCTAGCGAGAATGCCATAGCTAGCGATTCGGAATTAACGACTCCGAGTGAATAAAAAGCCAGGCGCTATTTTGGCATTTGACAATGTAAACTTCCAGGTACGTGTAAACGGCGTTCCTTATCAGGATGGTAGCACATGGGTGTACGAGTGTTATGTAGCAGAAGGCTTCCAGGGTTCTTACATTCCTTGTGAGTACTTGCTCCCAGGCCGTCAGGTAGATCGTATTGGTTCTGCATATGAGGAGTACAGTGATGAGGCTGATATCATCAACTATCAGACTCCATTTAAGATGCGTAACAGCTTGATGACTATGCGTCTTACTTACGATATCACTGGTGATGCTTACTCTACAGTATTGGCTATCGCTTTGACAGATCCTGAGACTGGTAAGAAGTCTTATTTGTGGTCTGATTATCAGTATTGGAAGGCTCTTCGTGAGTGGAAGAAGCGTGAGGAGAAGCAGTTGCTGTTTGCCCACTCTAACCGTAATGCAGATGGTACTTATAACTTGAAGGGTACTAATGGTCGTTTTGTTCCAATTTCTGCAGGTTTGTTCGAGCAGATTGCTCCAGCTAACGTACGTTATTATACAAAGCTTACAACTGAGTTGTTTGAGGATTATTTGTTCGATCTTTGTTACAACATCATCGGTACAAACGAGCGTAAGTTCGTTGCCTTGACTGGTGAAATGGGTTAATTTCTAGCCCCTTATAATAGAAATATTATATAGCAAATCTATTTAATTGCTGGAAACTCTATTAAAATAATTAACTTAGATTAAAAATATTATGACGAATACATAGAAGTTCGATAGAAAATCAGCAGCAAAGACTTTACATAAACCATGCAAGGGTTTTGAATTTAGGTATATCGTATATATAGATGGCAACGTCTATGATAGATATACTAAAAAGCTAGTTAAAAATAATGATGGTAAGGTTACTCTTATAGGAATAAATAATAAAGAGTACGCTATGCCAGTATAGAAAATAATAGATTCTACATTTTGTGATCTAGACTTAACAAAGTTCGATAAAGTTAAAGATCATGAAGGGTATCTTATAAACAAAAACGGTAGTTTATATAATACGAAATCTAAACGATTTGTATCAACGACTATTAAAAACAGATATATGAGGTATAATGTAGATTGGAAAAGAAGACTGGTACACGAAGTACTAGCAGATCAATATATTCAAAACCCCAATCATTACAAAACTGTAGACCATATAGACTGCAATAAAATAAACAATAGTATTGTAAATCTAGAATGGGTTACTATGGAAGAAAATAAAAAGAGAGCTTATGATAATGGCTTAGATTATGTAATTAAAACTCTAGTGACGTTTACTAAAGGTAATGATTCTTTTACTCTATTGGGACTAGAAAATGCTAGTAGAGTATTCAATATTAAAAAATCTTGCTTATGCACAATGATAAGCAGATATGGAAATAAAGACATGGTTATTCCAAGTGGATCTATGAAAGGTTATAAAATAACTACATAGAAGTGTAAATGTAATGTTCAACGACTATCCGATAAGGAGTAGGATCCAAGCGGATCCGATATGGTAGACATCCAATTAGGATGAAGATATAGTCTGGTCCCTTATGAAAGTAAGGGCTCGAAAGAGGTTTAGTTTAGCGAACTAAATAAACACAAACGATTAGAGAATTCGACCGTATCCTCAAAGAGAAGGCTGCTAGCTTTAATATGATTGATACACACTTTATTACAGGTTCTGGTAACGAGTTGACTCTTGGTGGCCAGTTTACAACATATAAGATGACTAACGGTATTGAGTTGACTGTTAAGCGTTGCGCTATGTTTGATAACATGGAAATGTTCCGTCAGCTTCACCCATTAACAGGCAAGCCATTGATGTCTTACACATTCTTGTTCGTTGACCTTGGTCGTCGTGACGGTCAGGCTAACATCGTTAAGGTATGTCGTAAGGGTCGTGAGTTTGTACAGTGGTGTACTGGTGGTTCTGTATTGCCTAACGGTTATGCAAATAACATCAATACAATGCGTTCTAACAGTCGTGATGGTTATCAGGTACACTTCCTTGGTGAAGAGGGTATCATGTTAAGAAACCCACTGTCTTGTGGTATTCTGTACTGTGATGCTGAAGATCAGGAATCTATTGCAACTGAAAACAGAGCAGCTGAACTCTAATATTAAATATTAAAATTTACAATGTTCAACCCCGTCCTTAACTGGACGGGAGCTTGGCATTGCAACAACTAATTGAAAAATTATGGTAGTTGAATTAAAAATTAGAAAGAAAAATCCCTGGGCTGGATTATTGAAGTATAAACATTGTTTTGATTATATTGCTCCATATTATACCAGATCTGGGTCGATATACACAGGCCTAACACCTGAGGATGAAAAGAAATTCGAGAAGGAGCTTGGCTATCCAGAAGGCCACCTCGCTAAAACTTCACCATTCTGGAACACATTCTGTGTTAAAGTTGGCTCAAAGAGTACAATCCTTGACGACTCTTTCCCACGTCAAGCTATGATTATTAAGTTCCTTGAAGGACATAAGAGAGTAGCTACATCACTTGATAAGCTTAATGCTGGTAAGGATTATTTATTGATTAACCGTCAGGCTGAAGCTATTGAGAAGAATAAGATTAATAAGCTTCGTAGAGATGCTATTATAGCATTTGGTAAGTTGTCACTTGAAGAGATGCGCAAGTGCCTTAGATTATTTGGCGTTACAGCTGATACAATGTCAAATGAACTTGTAGAGTCTACATTGTTCTCATTAGTTGACAAACAGCCTAAGAATTTCTTTGATAAGTGGGTTAACAATAAGACAAAGGAAACTGAGTTCTTGATTGAAAGCGCTATTGCCAAAGGTATTATCCGTAAGGATAGAACACAGTATTATTATGGTTCAGAGATGCTCGCTGATTCACTGCAGGACTGTATAGCATATTTGGACGCAAAGAAAAATCAAGACTTAAAGATCTCAATCATGAATCAGGTTGAGAATAAATAATAAACTAACGACGTATGACGCATAGGGATATTTATACTAAGTTTATGATTGGATATGATAAGGCCAACATTACCTCATCATATCCATCAATGACTAAATACGAGATTGCTACAATACTCGATAAGGCATACTTAGCTCTTATAGCTCAAAAATACACAGGAAATAATACAAGAAGACAGTCTTTTGAATCGGATATAAAAGCAATTGAAGATTTATAGCCACTGATTAAACAGCTTGTTATCACCGGTAATAAGCAAGGGGACAACTGTTATAAATTTAGTACTGCAAGTGCTAAAATTTAGTATATAGTTGATCTATCGTTAACGATATAGAATAAACCTACGTCACAAGATGACAGCGATCATAACATTATTCCTGTTGATATTGTTAGTCATGAAATAGCCAAACGATTTAAATCAACAATAAATAACATGCCTTGGATAAATGAGCCGGTTGGATGTGTAGAAGGCAATTCTATATTAGTATATGTCGATCCATATATAGCTAAGCTTAATAAAGATTAGAGTACACTGGATGTTAGATATATACAAACACCTAAAAAGTTTACAGTAGGCTCAGGTTTATCTGAAAACGATTATGACTTTGGGGATACAGTTTTCGAACTATCCGATTCAATGGCAGAAGAGTTAATTAATTTGGCTATAATTATGTCTACTGAGATTGTGGAATCTAGTAGATTAACAAGTAAGATTAATACTAGACCGCTAGAATCATGACAAAAGAATAGACTAGACAATTAGGTATTGAGTTTGAGCGTAGATTAATTGAAATTAATCCTGCATTTGCTAGGGAGGCTAAACTTGATACTGATACTATATATTCGATCTTAAGCGAATATTAGACGCAGTATGTAACTACTGCATATATTGCTGAAGACCAGATTCAAAGTGGTACTAGGCAATCTAAAAGAATTGGCGATGTTATTAAATCTATGACAAAGCACGAGGTGATTAAACCTTAGCTTGCTAATCCTGACTCCGATACATATTCAAATACATTTAGGATACCTTAGGATTACTACATGTATGTTAGAAGTAATAGCATTGTAGATAAGAATTACAAATCTGATAAGAAACTAAAAGAACAAGCTATAACACCAAACGTTAGTATCAAACAAGATGACGTCCCAAATGTTATATCATCGTTCTATAACAAGAATGGTATTATCGCAAATCCTTTAGTTGTATTAGAAAGCTTAAACTTTGATAATCAATACATAAAGGTTATACATGATTAGTACACAAATATAGTAGGGCTTGACCTAGTATATTATTGTTACCCTTACAGATTTAATTTGACTAAGTTTGATGATAAAGACATGTCCTTTGGTGCTACACATAGTTATTGTTAGCTTCCTTTCGATTGCTTCGATGAGCTTGTACAAGGCGCTGTAGACATGTATATACAACAGTATAAATACAAACTAGCTAGTAATTCTAGTAAACAACCACGCAAATCTAATTAGGAGGATAATCAATGACGTATATAAATATACTCGAAAACTTCGAAAGAGAGATAAATAAATTACACGACGCAGTAGGCAAACCATCTACTGACGACTCTTTATTCTGGCTTAATTAGAGTGTAGCGAAGTTTGTTAAACTTAGATTTAATAGAGATCCTGTACATAGTACATCTTACGAACAAAACGAGAAACGTAGGAATGATCTTATTAACTTATACAATAAGAAAGAATATACATGGTTAGACATGAATAAAAATACTGATGAACCATTATATAACTCTTACGAAATAGAATACCCTGATAATTTTATGTTCGCACTTAGTGAAGACGTTGTTATTTCAGATAATAATAATGAGCATAAAATGAACACCTGTGTATTTGAATGCACAGCAGATAGTTTTATGTACAGGGTTACAAACAGTTTGACCGACTTCCATTATAGGTATCATAGAGCTAGGCCTCTACGAGTTAGAAATAACAATGGTTGTTCACTCCTTACAGACAAGGAGTATAAGATATTTAAGTATACTTTAGGTTATCTACGTAAACCAAAAGAGATTACATTAGATAGACCATTTGAAGAGTATACAGACTTTGAGGATGTTATTATGCCAGAGATAATTAAAATGGCAGCTTAGATGTACTTGGAAAACAGGAAAGATGAGCGCTATAAAACGATTACTTAGGAAGTAATAACTCAAGAATAATAATTTTAACGTGGAAAGCCCAGCTGGTTAGGTCCAGTATTATTATATTAGGGTGAGTAGAAAAAATTAATTTAAATTATGATTACATATGTAAATTCCGTTCTCGTATCTAATAAGAACGGTGATAAGCTTGCTACTGCAGCAGAGTTGGCCGGTAGCGCAAATAAGGATGATCTCAAGAAGTTGGTTGGTAAGTTCGTATTTATGAACTGCGACCAGGCTAAGCAGGATGGTTCTGAAATTACCGATGTTTACGAACTTGATACAAACGCTGATCGTTTTAAGGTTGGTGTTGTAACTTCTAATAGCACACAGAGAATTGCTAAGGATGGTTCTGTTGTATATATGCCAGTTGTAAAGTGGTCTAATATTATCAATGTAGCTGACATTAAGTCTGTAACAAAGCTTGATTACAAGGCTGATGCAGAAGATCAGATTACCATTGATTTCAGCAAGATCCCAGCTGAGACATTGGATATTTTGGCAGCAGGTGGTTGCCCTGTAGTGCTTCGTCTTACTTTCAAGGATATGCCTACACGCTTCCGTAAGTGGACAGAGTCTTATAGCTACGTTACCAATCCTGGTGATGGCGTAAAAGAGATTATCAATGGTCTTATCAAAGACATCGTTCGCGCTCCAAAGCGTCAGCGTGTGTACGCTAAGTATGATGCCGGCACAGATGAAGCAGCAGCTAATAAGCTCGTTCTTACAGCCATGAAGTATGATGATGACGAGGCTGCTAATACAGAGAACGTTTACGCTAAGGTTCGTTTCGATGCTAACATGTACTGGATGAATCCTCAGGCTCCAGGTTGGGCTTCTAACAACAAGTATGAGACTGGTGCCACATTCTCTAAGAAAGAGGGTACTACATATCCTGCTACAGCTAAGTTGGTACGTGATAGAGAGCGTTCTTCGTTAGACTATCAGGGTGTATTACATCGTTGCTGCTGGTTTGATCCTCAGCCTGCAATGGTAACAAATCTCGACAACAAGTACGATGGTATTACTATCGAGTTTGAGAATGTTTATCATACAGCTGATGATTTGACTCGTAGAACTAAGCAGACTGTTGAGATTTACGCTTCACAGAATGGCGAAGTAATTGGTTCTGATAACATCGCAGGTGGTCTTGTAGCTGCATTGCAGACTATGATTTCCGCTCGTCAGAACATTGCTAACCCAATTAGTAATGCTAACGCATACGACGAAACTAAGTTTTAATTTATAGCCGGGGTGGGGTCTATCCCATCTCGGTTTTTTGTTTTAAAACACATATTATAATATGCAAAAAATTAGAATTGGTAACGATGTTAGACTTAATATAACACTTAAGGGCTCACGTGTATATAATCAGTCTAGCATAAAGCAGCTCAGATGTTATTTGATTAATACTGAGTATGAGAATCTGAAAACAGATTTTCATGAGTGTAAGAATGAATATGTGCTGCATAGATGTGGGTGTCCTACGTATCATGTAATGCCATTTGGCTACCATCCTCGTCGTCCAATGCAGCTGTTTGATAAACCTGCTCCAATCGATCATAAGAAGCCATTTATGGAGTGTGATAACTTTATCGCTCCTAATGTCCCAGGGGAATGCATGTACTTAGCACCGTCTAAGGTAACATCAAAAGAAAATGGTGCTATCGTTTACTTCCCAGCAAGGGATCAAAGAATGCTTGGCATATATAGGCTTGTAGTTTGTGTTGTTATATTCGAACCCGGATGGGGCAAAACAGAATTAAGGACATACACTATAGACTATGGTTCAGTATTAGAGCTTGTAGATAACGAAGAAGGTGTAAGTGGTGATATAACTATAGACGTAGACACCGACTCTACCAAATACAACAAAATACTTAAGATAGAGCCTATTAATGATACGCTTACTTGTGTTGATGGAAGCATAACTAAACTTGGGGACAACGATTACTATTCTAGACCATATAATATTAGAGTATACTTGGAGAACGGTAGCTTTGTATTATACGATCCAGATAATTGGCCTTACGAAAAGCTTACATTTACATCTAGAACAGAAAAAGCTGTTACAGTTGACGCAAATACCGGAACTATAAAAATAAACGCACTTGCATCTGGTACTTGCCCTGTAACCATTACGTCTGCAAGCGGAAATGCAACAGCAACATTTAATGTTGAAATCTATGGCGGCGACTATAATTATATAGGGTTTGCTCCAGTTAGACCTTTCCCAAAATCAGACGAGGATGATTCTTCGATTGGATTTGATAGAGATGATGATTCATACGAATCTGACAGCCAAGAAAATATTACCGGAGTTGGAGCTGATGAGTTAGATTTAAGTGATCTTGAAAAGGTTAAGGATTTGACTATCCCAGTTAATGTTAAAAATACAACCGATGGCTATTACTTGTGGATAGCATCTACCAAACCTATTGCTATGGCTATAGACACAAATGGTGAGAGCTATGCTACTAGTATTCCTTTAACGGCCGCACAGTTCTCTAGTAGAGATAACTTGTATTACTATGCTTGTCCAAATCCAGTAAAAGCTGATACTACGTTTGGTTCTTACATATATGTGAAATTTAAATAATAAGACTATGGAATTTATTAACGAAGTTTCTAAGGCTACGCAATATAACACCTAGTAGGTATCGGTAAGGAATGAGGATATAAAAGTATATGGAAAGCTCGTATCTGTTTCTACAGAGAACGTAATAGCTGATGCCGGTCAAATTTGGGATGATAATCTTAAGAAGAATCAGTAGGATATAAATACATCCACATCTAATAAATTTGGCGAATACTTACCGCTTGCTGGCGGTGCTATGACTGGCCCAATAACTTATGATGATACTACTAAAATAGATCATGACGAAATAAAAACTCCGTTAGTTAAGTCTGACAAATACATTCTTAACGATGGTACAGAGTCGCAGCTTTTGGCCGGTGATGGTAGTACAGCCACCCCTATAGCTGACAATATAATAAACAATTTAGAATAACAAAACGATGGCAAAATATCTTGATTTAAATGGATTAAACACCCTCTGGGGTAGAATTAAAACAGAGGATGGCAAGCGTATAGAGTCTACAGAAAAAGCCGCAAAGAATGGTGTTGCAACATTGGACGCTAACGGTTTTGTGCCACTTGTACAACTTGGTAACATCGATACAACTTTTATTGAAGTAGTAGAAACTCTTCCTACAACTAATATTGGGAAACACTTATACCTCGTTGTTGATTCTGACGCCTCTGGTGTTAATCAGAACAAGTACGCAGAATACGTTTACACAGGAACCCTTCCTATCAATAGTACTAATAAATACGATGCCTCTAAGTGGGAGAAGCTTGGCGATTTCCAGGCTAATATAGATTTGAAGGACTATGCTAAAAAATCTTGGGCTATGAAGGGTATAGGCTTAGATACTGATACAGATTCAGTTACTATCAGATCTATGTCGATTACAGACACTCAGCTTGATACTGATACAATCAAAGCTGCAACATCTGAAAAAGCTGGTGTTATGGCAGCTACAGATAAGAAAAACCTTGATAGACTTATTGCTGATACATACCCATTTAGCATCGGTGGTATTTCTAATACATCTGGTGGTACACTAGAAAAAGGTACTACTAAAACATTTGATATTAACTGGTGGTATCATAACATTGATTACAACCCAATCAAATCTCAGGTTCTTAGTGGCGGTTCTTTAACAGGAAATGTTACTGTAGCAAACGGTACGACTAAATATACTGTATCTAATTTAACAGATACCACTAAAGATAGTGCTAAGACATTCGCATATAAGCTTACAGCCGTGGGCGGTTCTACTACAAAAGATGCTACTACTTATGTAACATTCGTTCACAGAAGTTATGCTGGTGCTGTAGCCGCTTCTAAGACATCTTTGACTGCTGATGATATCAAAGCTCTCACCAACACTGCTGTTATAAATAGCAAGTCTAGAACAGTTTCTATTACACAGAACAACCAGAAGATTGCTTATTGCTACCCAGCTTATCTTGGTAACCTTACTTCTATTAAGGATGGTAACGGATTCCAAGGATTTGCAGGCTATACAAAATCTACAGTCGATGTTGATGGTGTTACTTATAATGTTTACTTGCAAAACGTGGAAGCTACTTCTACTGGTAGTTACACTTTCGCTTAATATTAACCTTTTAAAATTTAAAAAGATATGTTTATAATTAATCAAGGTTTTGATTTAAATTCTCCTCAATTTAATTTTAAGAGAGACTATTTCGCAAGTGTAGCTGATTTGAAGGCAGCACCAGAAACAAGTTTCCCTGATCATTTTATTACTAATGTCGCAGGTGTACCTTATCTGTTGACTAAAAGTAATACTGTTGATGAAACTACAGGTAGATGGAGAAAGATTATACTTGGTAGTGATATTGACCTTAGCCCATATGCTAAGAGAAGTGAAGCTTTAGGGAGTTTAAGTGTTTCTAATACCGACTCTAAAGTAACCGTTACTACGAAAAAGGTAGATGGTACTTCTACTTCCACAGATATAGCATCGTCTACGACAAAGACAGCAGGTGTTATGTCCGCTGCAGATAAGGCTAAACTTGATGGCATAGCAGAAGGTGCAAACAAGATTATTGTAGATAGTGCTTTAAGTGCAACATCTACCAATCCTGTACAAAATAAAGTTATTAATACTGCGCTTAACGGGAAACTGAGTAATTTTGGAGATCTATTTACTACAGAATAGTACGAAGAAACTACTGCTAGACTTACTGTTGGTGAAAGAATAGATGGTGAGTTGACGAACGGATGTATTGGTGAAATCTTGGTTACAGATTAGTACGATCCGACTATTACGTTGAAAGGAGATACCGGTACTATAACCGCAAACAAGATAGTCAAGAAAGATGGTACATCAAGTCAGCTTTTGGTTGCTGATGGTAGTGTTATTGATAAATCTACTTTTGTTGCGGCAGCAGATTTAATAGCTATTACAGATGACGAAATCAACGCTTTAGAATAATAACAAATATTAACCTCGTCGCCATAAAAGTGGCGGGGTTTTTATTTTTAAACAACGTAAAATATGATTAAATATTTAGATTTTGCAGGCCTTAATACTTTTTGGGAGAAGATAAAATCCACAATAAATACTGGGCTTGATAAAAAGGTTGATAAAGAGACAGGGAAGGGCCTTTCTACAAATGATTATACAACTGTAGAAAAAACTAAGTTGTCTAATATTGAGGATGGCGCAACAAAAGTAACATGGAAAACAATAGAATAATATGGCAATAAATTTAATTAATTCTAAGACTAAGTCTGGTCTCGATAGCGCCATAAGTAATGGTAGCGTTAAAGATACTGATATAGCATTCTGCAAAGAAGCTGGTTATGAGAAGATCAGGACTCAAGGGAAGGATTTTGTTTGCGTTCCATCGGGATACGAAGGTGCAGAGGGCCTTTTCTTACAGTCAGATGGTATCAAGCCTGTATGGAAGACATATTCTCCTCCTGTAGAGTATAAATGGTATGGCGTAAGATGGGCTGTAGATTCAAAAGATCCACATCTTGAGCGTATTGGTAGTTTTGATATGCATCAATCATTACCTATACAGTCTCAGCTTAAAGCGTGTGTCGTACAGACTAAATCAGATGGCACGAAAACCAAACAATATGACTTAGACCCAGATGATTGGGATTTAAGATTAGACGCTCCTGAAATCAAAGCTACCGGTACAGTTACATATGATTCTACTTCTAAAGTAGCTTCTGGTACAATTAATGTTACAAAAGGTAACTTTACAGACATTCCTAATATAGAAAGTGCCACAAATAGATTAGTTGGTCATTATATCTAGATAGTTGATAAATTTGACACAAAACAGAAGTTTAAGATGACTGCTGTAGAGGATGGTGATACAACTTGGAATATAACTGTAGAAGCAAACCTCGATGATTCTGGTATATATACTTCCCCGTTTACTTGTTATCTTGGCTCTGATAGAACTGGTTACGACGGACAAGTTATGGCTGATGTCCCATCATTCTACTTAATTAGCGAGACTAATGTGGTTTCTAATGGTAAGAAATACAACCAAGTCAAAATATCGTCTGAGAACCTAGGTAATACTTGGACTCACGAGCCAGCTAGATATGACTCTGTGTATAAAATAACGGTACTTAATACTGTGCCTGAGAATATGGGTTATCTTAGCACACTCCCCGTAAATTCCGCAGTATCTATAGCCAATACAGCTACTTATTGTAGAGGCGGAGGTAATAGAACAGACTATGATAAATACTTTACAGATGACAATGGTAGTGCTGCTGTTAGGTCTGATTTAGGTAAGCACAGAACCAAGATCTCTAGAACAAATATGCGTAAATACTGTAGAAATGCAGGTATAGAGATCATGAACTATTATCAATATAAGAGCTTATATTGGTTGTGGGTTATAGAGTATGCTAACTTTAATTCACAAGAGGCATTTAATGCTACTTTAACTGCCGGTGGTTTACATCAAGGTGGTATGGGAAATGGATTAACCACTATGTAGGATTAGGAACCATTTAATAGAACTTATCCTGTAATGCCTAACGGTTACTTAGACAGCCTTGGTAGCACAACAGGTGTTAAATAGCTACAAATACCAGCATTCTCTATAGCATCTAGCAAGGTTACATTCTCTGATATAGCATATGTTCCAATACATCAATATCAAGCAAGTGCTATCGATAAAGTTACATATAGAACCAACGTTAGTTTGAAAGTAACTAATGGCAACACTATAACATATACTGCTGTTAGGTGTAATGGCGCTGCTACTTAGTTTAATACTTCACAAGGAAGTGGTGGTACATCATCTTTCCATGCAGAAGGACTTACTGGTGATATATAGATAAGATTAAATACTGGTGGTAAAACTTATACGTTTACTTCTAAGAATCAAGCAACTGTTCAAACTATATAGATGGGTTCTGGTTTTGGTATCAGTATTTATGGATATAAAGAAACAAAGGATGCTGGGGGCCATACTATAGTAGATCCTACTGTAGGCGATTCCACTAATATATCGTTAATATGCGATTCATCTGAAGCTGGTAGTATTAGCTATAATGCGTAGACTGTAATTCCATTTAGATGGAGAGTGTATGATAATTTATTTGGGGATACTTTTAATAATTTAGATGGTATTGTAATAGATGCTTCTAATGATACTGGAGGTTCTTATAATACAGTATACGCTACTAGAGATGTCTCTAAGTATTGCAAAGCGGATGGTTCTGAACACGATAGAACATCTATGTCATAGATGTCTCAGGTAGGTAAAGAGATCCACTTAGACGGGTGGGCTACTGAATTTGATTTAGGCACAGAAGGTAATATATTCCCGGTTAAACATAATGGTGGTTCTAATTATGGAATGTGTGATTACCACTATGTTGGTAAGGCTGATGATAATTTGAGGGCGCTTGTGGTTGGTGGCCACGCTGTTGATGGCTTGGCTACTGGCTTGTCTGACTTCGGCTCTGTCTTCGGCGTTGCTAATGGCTTGTCGTTTATCGGGTTCCGTGCTTCTTGTTCTAAATAAGAAAATTAAGTGTTTAAAGGTTATTATATTATCCTGATGTTGTGTTAAAAAACTTATAGTTAGTAGCAACGCTAATAATGGCACGAATGCTAGCTTAGCTAACTTCGACTCTAACAACGACGTTAGTAATGCCTAGACGAATATCGGGTTCCGTACTTTTTGTAATGTATTTTTATATGGAGTATAATAACCTTGCCTCTTGGCAAAAGATATAGTTATATTAATAAACAAAAGACGTTGGTAGCTTATAGCGAAGATTTCTTAAAGATATTACAAGAAAATGAAGCGCGTAAACAATATATATGATTACATATATCTTGTATTAGTAAACAAAAACTTCCATTAAATTTTAAAATATTTTCTTATGACAAACCCAGAAAGAACTAAATCAAATACGAAACCCGAAGTGCTAGAAGATCTTAAAAATGGATACTGGTTCTATAATTATGACATAAAAGAATCAGATCCACAGGATGATGTACAATAGACTTCTGGTATTCAGAGCTACGATTTTATTTAGGCTAGAATATCAGGAGAACCTACATACAAGAAATGCGTAATTGCAGTGCTTAGATAGTATGTAAGTGAAAGCGAAGAGTTTGACTATATAAACTCATACAATTCATATCAGTTAGGATTAGGCTGTACAGAAGATTATCAAGAGTATTTAAAACTACTTGAGGAGATTAAGAATAATGTCCGTAAGGATTTTAACATGGAACCAGAATAGACTGTATAGTTATAGAGTGCTCCAGTGTCGATGATCTCTAAAGCTATGACTATGACGATAAACACTATGTCATTGACAGATCAGCAGGCTCTTGAAGTTATGGACTTATATCCACAATGGAGTACATTTATTGGCCAGACCATAAAGAAAGATACAAAGGTTCAGTACGAGAGTAAATTATTTAAAGTGGTACAAGATCACCTTGTCCAAGAGCAATATCCACCTTCTGTGGCAACTGCTTCATTGTATGTACAAATTGTAGAATCTCAGTCTGGTACAAAAGATGACCCAATAGATTATCCTGCTGACGGGAACCTTGTAATCTACAATGGTAAGTATTACAAAGAAGATGGAAAGCTATACAAATGTATAAGGGACTCTGGTAATCCTCTGTACACAAAACTAGCTAACGTAGTAGGTAATTACGTAGAATTAGCATGAAACTAACATTAAAAAGAATAGCCCTTAAAGATACTTACACTATTGGTAAGCTGTACATAGACGACGATTACTTTTGTGATACGCTAGAAGATACAGTCAGAGATGCCAATAAGAACGGTAAGTTTGACAACGGTGAATAGAAAGTATATGGTTAGACAGCTATACCATATGGCACGTATAATATAACATTAGACGTTGTTAGTCAAAGGTTTAAGAATAGAGTATGGGCTAAGCCGTATGGTGGCAAGGTGCCTAGACTTCTTAATGTACCATCGTTCGATGGGGTACTTATTCATCCGGGAACAACTTCTAAGGATACAAGTGGGTGTTTACTGGTTGGTAGAAATACCATTGTAGGTAAGTTAACATAGTCTTAGGATACGTTTCACAAGCTTATGAGTAAACTTAAGGGTTAGAAAGATGTAACAATAGAAATCGTATGAATATAGTAAAAGACTTTCTAAGCAGTAATAGATATAAACATTTCGTCATATCTATGATAGGCTCATATTTTACTGGCATTGGATTTGCTATAGGTGCAAACTTAGCTACAGAGTATAAGGATAAATCATACGGTAATAAATGGGATTGGAAAGACTTTGCTTTTGGCATAACTGGTGGTGTTATAGGTCAAGCCATGCAGTTATTAACATTATATTTAACTACTAAATAATGGTTGGCAAAGTTATAGGAACATGGCGTGAAAAAGTGTAGTATGCTACTGCATGTTTTGCGTTCTTAAGTGGCTAGGCTCTAACTTGGTTCCAGTATTTACAATAGGGCGAAATATCTACTGGCGTGCTTGGGTTTGTTGCGCAAACTCTTGTATACTCTGCCAGTATTTATGGTGTGTCTATTTACATATAGGGTAAGTTTGGCGAGCTTAAAACCCAATTAAAAGAATATTTGACAAATGATGAAGCAGTTGATCCAAAAGATAAAAGATAACTACAAGATGCTGCTTAATACCGTTTTAAGCCTTCTGGTGGCCTTTTGTTTAGCTTCTGGTATATTCTACCACAATAAAGCTAAAAGGCTCTCAGAAGAGCTTAAAATAGCTAATAATAACATAGAAGCTTATTAGGACGCCATCTCTGACTCCTAGTAGGCTTCTGGTGTTTTAAGGCTAGATATGAATAAACTACAAGATTACAATGATAAGCTTGTACAATAGATAGACTCTATACGTAAGCAGAGTAAGCTTAAAAGTAAAGAAGTTTAGGTGGCAGCAACTCAGAAGTAGATATTAGACGTTAATAAGAGTAAGGGGGTAGGGGGTGATATTATAACAATATTAAAGGACTCTACTTATAATGATAGCTTACAATATAACAGTCTTACTAAAGTGTACTATAAGATAAGTAAAGACAGTGTTAATATTAAGCTAGATGTAAAGAACACACAATATCTTTACGTTTATAAACATAGATAGTATAAAAACAAGAAGAACTTCTTTAAGAGGTTAATAACCTTTGATTGGAAAAAGAAAGACGTATATAAGTATAAGATATACAATACGAATGACTTACTTAAAGGAGATAGTATAAGAGTAATAGAAGCTATATGAAAATGTTTTCACTACGTACGATAATAGATGATATACTTTTACTCGTACGAAATAACAATATAAGTGAAAGCGAAGACTTGTCAAGGGACCAAATAGCATCTTGGATAATACAATATAAAGCCTATTTAGCTAAGAAGAAGCAAGAGTAGAACGAATAGCTTGGAGAGGATGATGAACCAGATGAATCATTAGTATCAACAATAGGCCCATTAGAACTAATTGATGATCCAGATTCTAAAGATAATGGGTGCTGTGATGAGTGTTGTCGCTGTAGCGTTATACACAAAAGAACAAAAGATAAGATCCATACAATTGAAGATAATGCTGACGATATAATCAGTGTTCATGACGCAAGCGGATGTGTTATACAATACATGCATAAGATGCGTAAGCATTATCATGGATTTAGAAGATATACTTGGGCTGAACCTACATGCTGGTTTGATAATGGTTACATATACGTAGATGGGCAAGATATAGATGATTTTAACTATATTTATGTTGAGTGTAATATTGACCCAACATAGACCGCTGAAGACGAAGATGATGTAAATATACCAGGATGGATGGTACCAGATATTAAGAAAGCTATTATGGCTAACGAGTTGGCGTTTATGCTTAATAGACCAAGCGATGATAGTAATAATTCAACATTAGCTAGTGTAAAACCAAATGGTCCTCAAGATAAGGAAAAATAAAAAGAGCTACACTATAGCTGATATATATAAAGACTATATCAAAAACAACGATGTAGACATACAATACGCGCGATATAAGCGCATATTAGACGAATTCAATAAAGTTGTCAAGGATGAAGTTTTAGAGCGCTCACAGCCCTTTAAAATGCCTTATGGGCTAGGTTTAATATGTATAGTTAAATATAAACCTAAAGGATATACAGACAAATCGTTATCAGTAGACTACAAAACAAGTAACGATGAGAACAAAAGGATATATCATCTTAATGAGCATTCTAACGGATATAAATATAGATTATACTGGTCTAAGGTACCAAGGGTATTTCCAGCTAGATATAAGTATTAGCTGTGTATGGTAAGAGAAAATAAGAGGCACCTTGCTCAACTTATATTCAACAAACAAGATTATATAAACATAAATGATATACAAATATACAAAATGTGAATCGGTCATAGCAAAAATAATGGCTGATTCAGATATGTCTGAAAAGAATATAAGAATCACAGATATACGTGAATGGATATTCGAGGCAGTTGAGAAGATAGGTGCTCCAGTATAGTATGTATAGAGGGAATCTGGGTAGGACGGTGTTCCAGTATTTGAGATACACGACAGATAGATCCCAATCCCCGATGATTTAGAATCGTTACAAAGTGTAGCATATTCTAGTAATGGCTCAAATTGGATGTAGGCAAGAAAGGACGAAAGTTCTTTTAAAGTTCCAACCAATATAACACATCGCTAGCATTATATACCAAAACAACCACCTGTACAACCAGCTATAGTTCACAGGTCTCAGTTGTTAGGTATAAATGGTTCTACTGCTTTACTTGATGCCATTTAGAACAGAAATGTTATGGAGCCTACGTATTGGATAAAACCAGGATGGATAGTACTTAACAAAGAAAAAGGATTTGTAAAGCTATCATACAAGGCTATAGCTACAGATGAGAGAGGTTATCCTCTAATCCCAGATACAGCATCATATCAAGAAGCTATATACTGGTACGTTATGCTGAAGCTAAACTTCCCTAAGTTCCTTAAAGGTTAGCTTGGTGGAAGGCTTAAGTTCAATATGATGACATATTCATACATTCAAAGGCAGTGGAACTATTATAGGGATAAAGCTTATGCTGAAGCCATGATGCCTAATGAGGGGGAAATGCTAAGCATAAAGAACGAATGGACTAAGCTTATTCCAGATTGGAGTGCGGATGAGAATCTGTTCAAAGAAACTGGGTAGAAACAATTAAACTTTAACGATTATTACTATGGATACTAATACAGAACCTCAGATTAATAGCTTTGCCGGTGGGTTGAATAGTGATGATGATATATCAGTTGTTGCTACGAACTAGTATCTAGAAGCTAGGAATTTGAGAATAACATCGTATGATAAAGATAACAAACATGGTTCGATATCATCAATAAAAGGCGTTAGGTTAGCTGGTAGTTTCCCAAATCAAGGGTATAAAATAGTAGCTACGGGTTCTATAAGAGATTATGGGGTAATCGTATGTAAGAGTGATAGTAGGTTAAAGATATATACGTTTAAAAATGCTATAGGGCAAGATCTACACACATAGGAGTTCAACGAAATAACAAATAAGAGAACAGTTGTAGATGCTCCATTACTTGAAACTGATGGGCAAAGCTACCCAGACGTATTTAACATTTAGCTTAATTACGAAAGTGAAAACAACATAAAGCTGTATCTAGCGGATTCCATACATCCTATAATGATATTCAATATTAATCGCAGTGATAATTTTATTTACAGCGATTTAAATAAATGTTTGATATATCCAGAAACAACTTGCGAACCACCGGTATTTGAAGATTATATCCCAGGAAAGCTTGAGTTCAGCGTAGTAAGCTATTGCTACCAACTTTACAATAAACATGGTATTTATACAGATGCTTCTATACAATGTAAATAGATACCAATTGGTAACTACAACTTCGATGAATCAGAGAGATTTGTACAAAGTGGAGGTAAACAAGAAGCTCAGTCTAATTGCGGTGTTAAAATATCTATAAACATTCCATCTGAATATTCACACCTGGATAAGATAAAAGTATTCAGAGTACAGTATACACAAAATGGGCAAATGCCAATTGTATCTGTTATATATGATGCTAATATAGACTTTAGTGAAGACCTTAATACTAAGGTTGTAATAAACGATGTTGGAGCCACTCCAATAGCTCAGATAAGCGTAGAGGAACTGAACTCTTTGCAAGGAGTTAGAATTATACCTAACTCATTAGCTGTTAAGGATGGACTACTATTTGCGGCTAATATAAAAACAGTATAGACATCTATAAAAGACTTCGATAAATGGGATGCTAGAGCTTTTAGGTTTAATAGTAATAAAATAAGCGTTGTATCAGACGTGAATGGTAACGATAAATTTAAAATAGATGCTTCTAAAAATAGCATTGATGATAGTAGTGTAAGCGTACCAAATTTCACGCACGATTGTTACGATTCTAAATATAATGATATCAACACTTCTGTAAGCCTAGGTAAAACTAAATACATATACGATTCGGAATGTAAATGGGTAGGCGGATCTGGTAAGAATATAGAATGGAGATTCGTAATCTCCCCTCAAGTAGAGGATTCTTGTATAAAGGAAAACAATGAAAGGAAGATCGGAACCTTATACAACTATTCGAAAAAAGAGAATATAAAGTAGACTGATATACTTTATGTTGATAAAGACTTCCACGTTGTTCGAGATAGCGTTAATTTTGATGCAGGTATAAATAATAACACATGGTTATTAAAGTCTCTTAGAAGAAACGAAATATACCGATACGGCATCGTATTGTATGATAAGTATGGTTAGGCTTCTCCGGCTAAATGGATTGCAGACATAAGAACCCCAAATATGACAGACCGAGGGTTCGAACTCTTCTAGTCAAATACTATAGTTAATGGTAAAAGGTACGAACTTGTCATTAGAAACCTCGGAATACAATTTAAAGTTAAGAATTTACCAGAAGGATGTATTGGCTATCAAATTGTACGATGCGCTAGGCATGAATCTGATATGGCTACTATATCGTAGGGAGTACTTAGTTCTCCAGTATCTAATGCGTATAGCAAGAACTTTAGTTAGGATGGTAGTTACGATATTACTAAGTATCATACTTTTTGCCCTACTGGTTTCCTGACAACAGGTAAGATAATAACTGGATTTAATTGTCCTAATTAGCTTGATGGGGATGGCGATGATAATGGTTCGCAGTGTATGACCAACCTAGATAATTATGATCTACTGCAATTCGTATCAAAAGAAGTTTGTTATCAACCAGAGTCTTTTAAGTCGTTTATAAAAGATAAGAAATATTATTTAGACAAACAGTCTTTTCTATTTGGTGCTAGGGGAGACTACAAATTTAACGATTGGGAGTACGATTCTCCTAACAATAAAAGATACTATAATATAGACGCCGATTCTAGATCTGGCGTATTTAATTTTATTACACCCTGTATATCAAACTGTTCTATTGAAATTTGGCCTGGACCATATTCAAATGGAGTAAGATCTAATATAACCGTAAATGGATCTACAGTAAATGGGTTGAATACTACATACGTTAGCTATATTGATACCGCATTTAACCCCGACTATTTTTATATGATAAATCCATGTTCCTATCAAGATAAGCTGCAAGGGAGTAGTTCAGGGAATGGCATGGTTGGCGGATATGGAATTGATAGATGGCGCTCTTACGCTCTCATAAAAGATTGTATTTTAGACTTTGATAGATTGTATAAAGAAGACAACGAAGTCATATACAAAAGATCTGAACTTAAAGGCAAATATGTCATACAAAAAGCGTTTGCTTATATAAAGTTGTATGAGCAAAATGACCAAGCACTTAAATTTGGTTCTACGAATAGCTGGGTAACCGAACCTACATATTGTCCAATCTCTGATTTTAATGTCGTAGAACAAATAAAATGGGATGAAGCGTTTAAGAGAAATCAGAATAAGGATGGCGAAGAACAAACTTCGTCAAAAGCCTTTACGAATAAAGCTACCTCATCTGGTGGAATGTTATTCGTAAACATGATAACAAGTGGTCTATGCAATGACACTAATAAAAACATTGCTAGCTGGTTTGGTCATTACGGTGGATCTATAAAGAAGACTACTAAATGGTGGGAATCAACCGACTCTGGGAAGGAGGCTAGTTTTGGTACAGGAGGTAAGTGTCTATTACTTAGTTGTGATTACAAAGACTTGGGTACTATCGGCACATCTTCATTTTTAACATCTTCTGATGGGACTTGTTTCAGTGACTTACATTATGAATCCAGTTAGAATGATCCTGTTACACAAATGATAATACGTCCAAGTTTATTGGGTACGTATTTAACTAACCTTAGGCAGTAGGTATCCCCATATGGTGGTGCAGCGTTTATCAATAGACTGACAAATGTATACTACGGTGATGGAGATTACTTTAAGTCAGCAGGTGATTGGTGTACTGTATTTAATGGTGATTGCCATGTAGAGACGTTTGAATATACATCAATGCATAAAATATACGGTGCTTACACACAGGACTCAAAAGATAATTTACAGTTCCCTGGCACACATATGATAACATATTCGATTCCAACAGAATCTAATATATGGGATAAGTTCCAGTATGGGTGGCAGTTCAGTGTTAACGCAAAAGATAATTATGCTTCATTTATACAGTCAGAACCTTGCCAGATAACAGAAGCGTATGTACAAGAGGATCCTCAGTATGTATACAATTCTGTGTATAGTGTTCAAAACACAAGCACTCCATTGTCTATATATGATGACTTAAATAGCGAGGATTACAATAAAACTGTAGATACCAGGGTTTATTATTCTGACCTAAAACAGAATGATGAAGTCATAGATAGTTGGGCAAGATTTAAAAGTTCTAACTTCATAGACGTAGATCAACAGTACGGTCCAATTACTGATATATTTACATTTAAGAACCAGCTTTTATTCTTCTAGGAGAATGCTGTTGGAGTACTGAGTGTAAATGATAGAAGTGTAACTACTGATAACTCTGGGCAGGATATAGTACTTGGTTCAGGCGGTGTTCTTTCTAGGTATGATTACTACAGTAATACGTATGGAATGCACAAACAGCAATTCTGCGTAACATCTACAACTGGAGGTCTGTATTGGTTTGATAGTCACAATAATACTATTTGTACATTTGATGGACAGCGTGTAATACAGTTATCAAAGCAAGGGAAGGTATAGATGCTTCTAAACAAGTATAAGAAAGACGATAGCTTCCATATATACTATGATAATAGATACAACGAAATAGTGTTCGATGTGCTTTCCGATAACATGCAAATAAGCTTTAGTGAAATGATTGGCAAATTTACATCGTTATATACTCTTCCTTTTGAAGGATGTGCTTAGTTTATGAATGGTGGGTACTTAATCAACACTAACGATATGATAGATGTATTCCAATACGATTGTGTACAAGATAGACCAATATCTACAACAGGACAATACTTATCAAGCTATTTAAAATACGTTGTAAACCAATAGCCATTAATAACAAAGGTATTTGATAATCAGTAGATTGTTACAGCTGATGATTTGTAGGATAAGCCAATATACGATACAGACGACTACTTCTCTAAAAATCATAGTTATACGTGGGCTACTCCATTAATATCATCAGAGAGTACATTAAGTGGGCAAATAACACTACGAGAGAATAATCATAAATTTGCGATACCTAGAAGCGGAGGATTATTTGGAGGAAGAATAAGAGGTAATTATATGACTTGCGAAATATCTAACGATAGTCCAAATCCCGTAACGTCGGTATAGTATATTATAACCAAATATAGATAGTCATGGAGTTAAAACAAAGAAAAAGAATAAATAACCTGCCTAAATATAATACTGGTATGGATTTAGCTGGCTCTGTAAAAAATATAGGCGGCGACATTACTGGGTTTAAAACTTAGATAACATCTCTCCCGACAAAGCAACAGCTAGCTAATATGAAGCTACCTGGATAGTCTGGGTCTACTGGTGCAAAGAACATATCAAACAGAGTATCATAGGGTACTATTACATCTGCAGTTAATGGAACTATCGGTGTCATAAACGGTTATAATGCTATGCAAGACTCCGTTAAGAATAGTGGTGAACTTATGGCTTAGTCTGGACAAAGAACAGATTAGGCTTTTGGCGTTAATTATCAAGCCTATAATGATATTGACGAATCTAATGCAATGGATGACATAAGTAGTTCAGTTAGAAACAACACATTATCTATGGTTGGTGCAGGAGCTGGAGCAGGAGCCGCAGTTGGTTCTGTATTTCCTGGAGCAGGTACTCTTATAGGAGGTGCAGTTGGCGCTGTAGCAGGTTTATTTGGTGGGTTGTTCGGAGGTAAGAAAGCAAGAGAAAGACAGCGTAAGAAGATATTTAACGCACAGCAGAACGTAAACCTTATAAACTAGGTCAATAGGTCATCTGGAGCAACATAGGGCCTTACACAACAATATTATCTCGATAATGGCAATACATACGATGATGTATTATATGCTAACAGAGGAAAAGATTTAAGAGCAAGAAGATATGTTAAAAGAAAATAAAGTATGGACGCCTAACGGTTATCAGGTCGGTCCAACAAATAGTCTAGTTGGAAAAGGAGAATCAATTATAGACTATACAAATGGTACAGGAACTCTTGTAACAAAAGGGAAAGTTGGCGTTGATAATTAGCCAAGCTCTGTTAGAAGAGATGATAGTAATGTTATAGCTGGTAATGATACAGATTGGAGCAATGGTAGAAAGTTCTCAGAACAAGTTGCCCCATTAACAGCTTAGCTTTAGAAATACAATAAGATAGAAAATGATATGGGAAAGAGTGCTAAACTCAGCTCTTTATCAAAACAAACGGTAGAGCTTCAGAGAAGCCAATTAGAGCGTGCTAAAGCCCCTATTTTGCAAGCCATGAAGAATATTACCGATAGGCAAGAGAAATAGCATTAGATCGAAGATTACGCGGCTTAGTACAAGGCAAATTGTGGCAAAGATAGATTTGATGGGGGTAAGAGTTTTTGGAGGTCATATACAACTGGAGGTAAGGGTAAAGTATCTAACCTCATGCTTGATGCTGGATATATGTTACCAGCTATGTTGGAAACGTCTATGCTTAACCATTGGCGTAGGGAAAATCCTGTAATGCCAAATATTTATGCAGCGAATAGATACGCCCCTATTGCATTACAAACTATGGCTAGCAATAGAATGTCTGCTAACCCTATACTTGAGAATTTGTATGCACAGGATAGATAGGCTGCGTATAACTTAGCAAATGCCGGAGGTTACACAGGAGGACAGAGACAGGCTAATAGAACAGCTTTAGCATTAGGTAACCAAAGAGCAATAGCTAATGCCCTTATGGGTGTGCAGGAAAAGAATATAGGCTACAGGAATGCGTATGCTGAAATGGCTGCTAGACTGGGGGATAGTGAAGCTAGTAGATTACAGCAAGCTAATCAATATGGTTGGGAAGCTTATAATAGAGCTCATGGAGCTAAGACTAAAGGTATTGAAACCCACTTAGCTAACCTCGGTCTTATTGGTCAGAAATGGTTATCTCAACGTATTAAGAATAAACAGTACGGAGATATTCTTGATATATATCAACAAGATGTAGATAATAAGAACGCTGCATTAAAGGCTTTATATGGGGGTAACGCAACGCCTACTAATATAAGCAATACTAAGAATACAGGGCTCCCTACCACTACAAACAAATACAATATACTTAATCAATATTTTACCCCGGATGGATTTGGTGGTTAGAAATTTTCGATAATTAATCCATATACTTACCCAAGTAGCACTCCAACAAATCAAAGAATTGGTAAATACGGAACAGCGCCTGATCTTCTCCCAACTAAGGCTAGTGCAGATAGACGTAGACTGGCTGTTGTACCAAATATATTTAATAATCCAACTATGACTTCTGCAGAAATGGGGCAGAACCCTTCAAGAATGATGTTTAATTCTAATTTTTGGGTTCCTACTACAAATTATGATCCGAATGGCATTGTACTATATAATACGCAAAAGGAATTAGATGAGGCTAATGCTATAAATAATGAATTGATAAATGCGACGTATGCGGACTATATGCCTGGAGGGCGGTTCTATAATCAAGGAGCATCAGGTGTATTGTTTAATAATAACGATGATAGACTTCCTGGTTTTATTATGAATAAACGTAATAGGAAATACATTTATACTGGAGGGGAATAACAATGATAGGAATGTACGATGAGCCAGTAGCAGTCCCAATTATAGACCTACTGGATAGCAGCATGATGTCATAGTACATAAGTGCTGCAAGAGAACAATATAATCAGGCTATATAGGAATAGAAAGAATTTGCTAAAGAGTTTGGAGATCTATATAGCCCAAGCGCTAGTCTAAATAAAGCTTATTATGATTAGACTAAGGGAAGAATTAATGCAGGCCTTAATTACCTCTACTAGAATGGTATAGACCCACTTAGATCCGCAGAAGGGAGAGCCTATATAGCTAAGATTGTAAGGGAAACCCCATATGCTCAATTAGCTAATTGGAAGTCTGATGCAGAAAATATGAGGACATATAACAAAGCTGCTGCGGCTTTAATGGCTGAAGGAAAATATGATAAAGACTATGCCAATTGGATGCTTGAACAACAAGGACTTGCACCGATGGAGAAGTTTGATCCATATAGTGATAGAAGGTGGACAGCTCTCAGCCCAGCTTAGTATGAAACCTTAGACCAGTTTACAAAGCCTTATGGTGATGCTATTAAACCAGGGTTACTTAATAAAGAAGCAGTAGAAGGATTAGGACAACAGTATGACCCTAAGAACGATTACCTTGGTATATCGTACCAATAGATTGATAAAGCAGCTAATAGTGCAGCATAGGCCCTTAAAGCTACTCCACAAGGTAAGTTTGAGGTAGAACGTATTAAGAGGCAAATGGTAGCCGAAGGATTAAACCCAACTGAAGCAGACGCAGATAAAATATTTGCAAGTAGAATCGCACAATCGTTTAGACCTAAAGCTGGTATATAGACGATGGATGCAAACAAATATGCTTATGCTGATTACGCAAATCAACTTGCTAATGAACTTGATGCTAAGAAGTCGGCAAGGGATTTAGCAAATCAAAAAGCAATGCTTAAAGAACAGTATAAATATGGAGCTGCCGGAGGAAAGGGCTCTAGTAAGCTCTCAATATTTGATATAGCTAGAGCATACCCGAAAACATCAGCAGGGCTTAATGTAAATTCTGATTTATCAGCGGATGGTGTTGCTTTGGATAAAAATGTTAAGGTTACAAAATATCCTTCGGTGAAAGGCAGTTCTAATTATACTTAGCTAGATTTTAATACCGGTGATGTTCCTACTTTCTATTAGAAGAAGAATAGTGACAAAATGGTTTATCTTAGTAACGCAAAACCTAAACAAATAACTGCAAAAATGCTTGGAGGCTTACAGTATGTTCCAGAATATGGGAGATATATGATAAAGTGCCAGATATTAAAAATTGGAGGTGTTAAAAAGGCTCCTCAAAAAGGCAAAGTAAACGAAGTATGGATTGAAGCTACAGAAACTGTTAAACATAAATAATTATGGCAAATAATTTACAATATATTTTAAGACCAGACTCTAGTACACCATAGTCTAGAGCTAACGCAGCGTTTAGAAAACTATCTTCAGATTTTAGGTCTGGGTTAAATAGAATTGCGCAGAGACGTTAGCCACAAAAGCCAAATTATATATCTAGAAGGTCTGGGTCTAGATTAGAAATGGACAGAATGCCTCACGGTAGTTGGTATAAGCCAACTGCAAGGACTAGAGAAATTGAGGAGGATGCTGCTGCACAGTACGATTGGGATAGCAAGATAAATAAAATGTATCAAGATCGTACTGCTTAGAGAGAGCGTGAACTGCAGGAAGAACGAGATGCCGAGCTTAAAGCAGAAGAAGAAAAGCGTAAATAGGAACAAGAAGCGGAAGAAAGAGCTGAACAAGAAGTAGACAATTACAATAAGCAAGTTGATGATAAGTTTGAATATACATTTGGTATTCTTAACAAATTGCCATATACTGGACAGGTTTTAAAATTCGCAAAACTTTTATATAAAGCTTCAGACGCATTAGGCTTATTGTCAAAGAATTCTAGCGATGGTGGTATCACTGAGTCTCAAGGTAGAATAGCTTTAGCTAAAACAAATAAAGAGCTAGCAGACGCATACCAATATACTACAGAAATAAAGACATTAAGAGCGTACGAGGAGCAAGATTTCGTAGATGGAACAGTAGACTATAATAAGCTGTATAAGACTATAGTTGACAAGTATAACAACTATAAGAAATTAGGATATACTGAACATGATATAGCTGAAATGGCTAGAGCTTACGAAAACAAGTTCAAAACTCCTAATAACACTCCATTAGCAAAAGAAAGATAGGCTCTTGAAAAGAAACTTGGTGCAATAACAGATTTCGATTACACGAAAACATTGTCTCAGAAAGAGCAAGAGATAAATGGATATAAAAAAGACCAAGATGACGAAATAAAAGATGAGACCGAAAGCTTGTATGGCGAGAATAAATTCTTTGGCTTAATCCCTAATAAGGTGCGTAGAAAACAATTCTGGTCTACAGTTTGGAATGTCAGTGATGAAGCAAAGAAACTATCTGCCGTATCTGGTGATTTATCATGGAAAGACCCAGATTATTATTTATGGAGTCAGCTTCCACAGTTTGGGTATTCTGTATCATCTGGAGCCGGTATTGTTGGAAGTGCTTTAGAGGGAGCGGCTGTTGCGGCTGGAGCTGTTGGTTCAGCTGTAGGATCCCCAGCTGCTGGTATTGCTGCTTATACTGCTCTTAATACACTTGCAGCACCATTTAATTATCAAGGTGGACTAGGAGAAAACTATCAGGAAATAGCTTCCAAATGGGGCGATAATATACAAGAGAACCTGCAGATCTAGTTTAAAGGCAAGGATTTATCTAAAGTTCCATCTATTGTAGCTTTACAAAAACAAGCTATAGCAAAGGCTAAGGCTAGTGGTTTATCTGACAAAGAAGCAAGGGAGTTCTACGATATCAACAATAACATTGGCCTTGGAAATGTCTTACAAATGTTTGGATCTGGACAGATTACAAGTAATGACATTAGACTTAATAAAGCTAAAGTCGGTACTTCGAAAGGTCTCTTGCAACAGTTTAGAGCTGACAATGTAAGAACCATGAGTAGTACAGCTATACAATATATGATCTCAAGCGTAGATTTAACTAAGAGCGCCGGTAAGGTTGTTAGTAAAGCTTTCAGTGGTGTTGGTAAATCTGCTGTAGCTAGGAAGATCGCTAATACAGGAGCTGGAAAAATTGTATCAGAAGTAGGAAAATCTGCTACTAGGTTTGCTAAAGATGTTAAAAAATATCAAAATTCATTCGTTGGTAACGCTGTAGACAAAGGTGCTCAATATGGGCAGGATGTAGCTGATGTTATCGGTGCTGGTGTACTCGGAAGAGGAGTCGGAAGAGTAATTGGAGCTGTAGCAGGTGGTACTGCAAAAGCTGCGAAAGATGCCGTACTAGATGTTATGCCCGAAAAAGCCAAAGAGGGGATATCTGCATTTGCTGAAGCGGCTTTTAATAAATTTGCAGCCTTAGGTAAATTTGTAGGAGCCGATAAAGTTAAAAAAGCAGCTTTAAAGTGGGCTGTAAGGAATCCAGTTTCCGCTGATGTTATAAAGCAAATAGCTACAAAATATGGCTATAAGAACGTTAAGGCTAATCTTGTAGATAAGCTTTCGGAAGCAAATGAAGAGTTAGCACAGTACATAAATAGTAAAAGAGACTTTGCTAAAACCTATGGTTATGGTACAGGCGATCTTTCAGATATTGTATGGGATGACTTTATGCTTGGTGGACAAATAGCTAGGTTTTATTCCGCAGCAGCAGGTATAGGTAACTCTGAATTGTATGATGATGCTGAAGCTGTAAACAACTGGAAAGGCGGATTCTTTATGGGAGGTATGAACCCAGTTGGAGCAGCTAACTTACTATTCTCCTACAATAAAATCAAAGCTCAGACAACCACTAATGCAGCTATACTTGGTAGCACTATAGCCAATAGGGAGGCAGATAATAAGAGTAGAGCTAATAATCAGGTTCTTGTAGACATGGTGTCAAAAGGCCATTATGAGGAGTCTATGAATACTCTTGATGACTTACAAGCTAGGGATAAGAGAAGAAGTGATCGTAGTCAAAGATTAGGTAGCGATATCTTCTGGGAAAGAAAGAAGGAGAATCTAAACTTAATCTATAGACTGGTTAATGATAAAGTATTAAACAATCAGCTTGAAGCGCAGGGTATATACAAAGATACTCATGAGTATAATATAGCCGTTGCCGATAGAGCTAACCTCTTGCAACAAAGATTAGAAAACCAGCAGGAAAGATCTGAAAGAAATACTTCATTGCACGCTTTGTATGCACAGAAGATGTATCAAGACCAAACTAATCACATGGAAGAGGAGCTATCTTCAAGAAATATGGTTGGTGATGCTATACAGGCAGCAGAAGCGAAACAGCAGAAGATAGATGACTATGTTAATAGTAAGACAAAAGAGGGTGACTCATAGGAAGTTATAGATTCTTACAGAAGGGAAGCAGAAGATAAGTATAAAGACTTTACTAAATAGTATTAGAGCGATTTAAAATCGACAAGACGTAGTAATATTCTGTCGTTTAGTTAGTCTGTAAATAGGCTACATGCATTACTCGACCTAAAAGCTTAGATGAGCACCCTTGATGATTGGTTTACATTCACTAAGGATAAGTTAGGTATATAGACACCTAGACCAGATGCTAAATTTTTAGCTCAGAATATAGACAAATAGATAGCTGATATAAAAACGTAGATAAGTAAAGCAGATAAAGACTTTAAGGCTGACTCAAATGACGCTGAGGCTCTAGCATATGTGAATAACGCTACAGATGCGATAGGGTATGGAGATAGCCAAATTATCAACGAAGAGAAATATCAAGCTATTTATAATGCCAACGACCAGCTTATACAAAGACAATTATCAGCAATGACGGATGGAGTTATTGAGGATAATGGTAGATATGTATACAATCCTGATGAATTTAGATACAGGAGAAAACAGTAGGCATTAAAGCTTTCACTTGGTGATAAATATCAAGAAAAAGAACATGAAGTAGCTAGCCCGAAAGATCCAAAGGACTCTTATTTAAGGAAGAGAGTTAGTAAGATAGCTGAAGCTCAGGATAACAACTCTGCGCTAGAATGGATGCTCGCAGATATTGGTTCTGGTGACGCTGTAACAAATCTTAATGATGAGGTATTTGCACAGCAAGAAAAAGAAAATAAGGAAGACTTCGATCAAATAGACAAAGAGTATAAAGCTGCTATGAGCGTTAATGATAATGCCACTCAGCTTACTAATACTAAACAACAAGATAATCCATAGGAAAGAGAAGAGCTTAAAAAAGAATTAAGCGAAAACGAAAAAGAGTATCAGCGTAAGAAATAGAAGACGAGAGAGCATTATAGGAAAAAGCGTAGGGCTCGTAGAAATAAGATGAGAGCCTCATTCTTACTTGGCTTTGATGAACTTGCTGTACAGGCATTTAATGGCCTTATAGAGAATGCTAAAGTTGGTTTTTACAAATTTGAGCAGTTCTACAATGACATTAATGAAATAATGCAGCAAGAAGGTGAGCAAAGTGGACCAAGACTTTTAGCTATTGCCAAAGCTATGTATATTCGTCATTATTTGACATCTACGAAAGCTGAAAAAGCTAATATGAATAGACCTATTGATGTACAGTCTTTCGGAGCGCAGGTAGCTACGCACACATCTTAGGATATAATGTTTAATGGGTACAGGGATGCCCTTAAACAACAGCAGGATAGAACGTTGGTTAGTAGTTTCCACGCTTCTATTGCATACGATGAGTATGGTAAACTACATGTATTCATTAATCCTCGTGAAATAGACAGGCTTAAGGAAGAACTACATTATAACAATATACGAGAAAGCATAATAGGGAAATCAAAAGATGATATTATATCGTACCTTTTAAACAACGCTGATAGATTTAACAATATAGACTTTACTAATATTGTAAACGAAATATTTAAACAGGATAACACTGATGAGCTATTACAAGGTCTTACATATTATTTGACATCAATAGATTCTAACGTATCTAGATCCCAATCTTTGTATGATTCGGATGCTATTAGACAAGCCGTTCAGGAAATTATGTTAGGAAAAGATTCTACTGAATCTATAGATAATTTTAATGGACTGAGAGGATTACCTGAGACAGTATAGTACATACAATCCATTAGGGACAGAATGCTTAATAACGGAGAGTATAAAGTGCTTGACACAGATATTCCTGTATATGGGTTCGATGAAAACGGGAATGGTATCCAATCACAAGCTGATGTTGTTTTAGTTAGCAACGATGGTCAAATAATAATCATTGACGTAAGGAATTCATATGTGCCGAATATGGAGCAAAGGATGAAATCTGGAGTGTTTGCGTATCGTTCTGATAAGACTATGATGCAGCAAGAACAGGAGCATATGAAGGATATTAACGTCGCATTATACGACCTATTTGGTTCTAATGTGATTGGAACATATGTATTCCCATTTGTTGTAGATAGACGTAATAATTACATAAAAGCTGATCGAATATTCAGTATTGATTAGATCGACTTTAGTAAACCAGTTACACCTTATTACAACAAATCTAACGAAGATATTTCTAACGAAGTAGTTAAGCCATTACAAGATAAGGTAAACGAGGTAACTGAAGAATTAAACTCTGTATTATAGCAGATAAATGACATCACTGGCGAAAGCAATGAAACATAGTCTTATGATATATTCAAAGAAGGCTCAAATAAGGCAGAATTATTGCTTCAGATGAGAGATCTTTACACAGCCTTAGAAGATGTCCAGGCGCAAAAAGAAAGTGCCTCAGAACGCTTAGAATAGCTTAAAACAAAGAAGGTATACACTGATACATCTGTAGAGGAGTATCCTGAGGATTACTTTATACATGATGAGCCAGATCAAGATTACGAAGCAGGGCTTGCTTAGGTTTATGAAACATGTAAGAAACTAGATACTTTGCTTAGCTAGATGACAGATTTAAGAGTCACCACAGCTGATGAAAGAGCTAGAATAAATGAGCTTATATATGCCGTATATGACGCGCAGACTGCAATAGATTAGTTCTACGGCAATGAATAGTTCGATACTAATAAAGTTATATCTGAACAGAAATTAATAGCTGCAGCGATAAATAAATTAGTTTCTAATAGCCTTATATACGGAGATGCTGCTAGCAAGGCTACACAGTGGTGGTCTACATAGTTTGCTTCTAATGTAGGTAATGCTGCGTATACATATTTCAACAAGATTAAATCATATCTAAACACATTTGATAATGAGTTTATGAATAGCCTTGTTGGTAATAGGGATTTATAGAGGTTCTGGTCAGGCATATTCAATAATCAGTTCGCTTTTATAGTTAATGCTGCAGATAACGTTAAGACTGGTAATAGTACATTAGATGCTACACTGCAAGATACTGTATATGATGCTAGGGATTTTATTCAACAGTTTAATAATAGATTCCCTGTAGATCCAAATGAGACAGAGACGTTTGATCCAAATAGCGTAGAAAGTATAAATAACATCGACGATCAATGGAGGGAGCTATACAGTGATACAACTAAGCACTTCCCTGCATTTAGAGCTATGTTAGACCCTCATTATTTCTCTATAGCCCTAGATCCTAATCTTATATATCCTGGGGAAAATGGTAAGGTTGGATCAGCTGAGTTAGTACTTAGAGGTGATGATGTATAGCTTAAGGTTACAGATTCAAAGGGTAGAGCTATTTATATGACTTTTGACCAAGGCAATGACCAAGGACCAAAAGGAATCGACCCTAAGTATTTTAACAGAAAGAAAGCTGCAGACGCTAGATTTGTGCAGAAAGTTAAATACATGTTACAATACATGAAAGCACATCCTGGCTATCATATAAACCTCACGTTAAGTAGATCTAAAGGATCTATAGAAAATGGTAAAACTCTACAGCCTGTTACAAAGTTTTTATTTGCTGGTACACTGAACCAACATGACTTGTATAACATTACGTGTGATAAGAAGAATCGTATTGGATTCCTTAAGGCTACGTTAAATGTAAATACCGGAGATGTAACAAAGATGGTGTTTGGTGGACCTAAACTCAATAATCCAATCAGCGGCTTTGATTTGGAGTATGTAAAGAGAACCTCTGTAACACAGTCTGGTAACATGGTATACTTCTACGATACTGGGGAAATAGAGAAGACTGTACAAAGTAGATCAATAGGTGTACCATTGGTGTCACCTAAGTTCACAGCCGGCGTTGGAGGACAAGCTAATAAAATAGCCGATCTAATATGGTACAGGGTTAATCAAGGTCAAACGATGTATCAAGGATATTCTATAGAGGACTTACTTAAATAGGTGCTTTACATTAAAGATGATAATAAAGTACTTGATGAAAAATTCAACTCTATAGAAGGTATGGTTACTCTTGATCCTGCAAATAAGCAAGTGTTTATAGGTAACTTAGCATATCCTTTAAACAATCCTTAGGACTATACCGCTTTGTATAATGCTTTATGTGATATGTATATTACAAAAGATTCGGGGTTTGTACAGTAGAATATGTCAGACTACATACAAAGTAGCAATAATTCTGTGTTAAGCGAACTTAAGAGTAGGTTTACTTACGACTCATCATTATAGAAAGTAGATCTCCCAAATGGACTTACATTTGAAAGAGAAGACTTTATGCATGATAATGGTAGAGGTACAACAGGTCTTGGGTATTTGCTTAGGAATGGGTATTTGGTGTCTGCTGCAGCAAAGTTAAACCCACCTGTTATATACGTGGATGATGTACAACTTGTGCAAGATTCTCCAAAAACAGATTCTACTACGGTATCTAAAGTTGTGGCTAAGCAAACTATTGAGCAGGAGCAGAAAAAGGCTCAAGATAGCTTCTTTGATCTTTTCCATCATGAAACTAGCGAAGAAGAGTTCGAACAAGTTAAAAGAACTGAAAGTCCATCGTTTGCTGATGCTGTGACAACTTGGGTACAGAAAACTGTAGGTATTACCCCAGAATGGGTTAAGAAAGAAAAGCTTGACACTGCGCCATTTAAATCTGGTAACGTTGTTCTTGCTGAATGTTTGGCAAATGGTATTAGGCTATCTAATTCTGTTCCATACACAATTGGTTTCCATGAAGCCTTCCATAGAGCATTGGAGTTACTTGTAGACGACTCTACAAGGCAAGCTATGTACGATGCGTATGTGAAACATAATGGAGCTTTAACTGAAAGAGAAGTAGCCGAAGGTCTTGCTGACTTATTTACCGATTATATGATGGGTACAAAAGATGCTAGGTAGATTGGCAAACAGGGATGGATTAAGACTACATTGAAGAAGTTTGCTACAAGATTGTGTATGATGCTGAAATATCGAGGAGACTATAGCACTATTGCAAAAATGTTCGAAATGACTAGGTCTGGTAGCCTCAAAGATAACAAGGTAATGAAGTCTGCAATCGATAGATACCAGTAGAAGTTTGGTGGTAACTTACACTATGAAATCAATGGTAAGCAGTTTAACACAATAGCTACAGCGTCTGATAAAGAGCATATGGCTAGAGCACTTGCTTACATTATAGTTAATTCGGCAAAAGATGCATCAGCTATATATGACGCTGTTAATCAAAGCTCAGAGTTACCTATTAAGTATATACCAATAAAAGTTATAAACTATCTTTCTGGGGAGCCTGGATATACCAAGCCGATCCTTAATGCAGAGTATATGACCACAAATGGTATTACTTAGGCCCAACAGGCGTTTAGGGAGGTATTTTACGCTACTCTTGATGATAACGGTAAATTAGTATTCCCTAATTTCAGCGCTATATCTAAAGAGGTATAGAAGTACCTTACAGAGATAATGGACGCTTATGATGGTAAATATCAACATGATGAGGATATAGAAGACAATGACGTAGTTGAAAACGATTATGGTAAATCCATAGAAAGATATGATAGGTAGTCGTTCGAATTTAATAAGCTTGATTCTGTAAGTAAGCCAGTTAAATTTTTCTTTGCTACCATTCCTTATTATAGGTTTGATAATAACGGTAATCTAACATTAGATCTCACTAAGAATAAATACGGCGTTCCGACATTTATGCCTATACAGCAAGTCTATAATGTACTTGTAAGTAAGCTAAACGACGTTAAGAACCCGGAGGATTTGATGAAGAGGTTACAACGTTTATCTACACAATCGCCAATGTATAAAGCTATATTTGATAAATTTGAGCGTTTGTATAACTCTGTATATAAATACGATTCTGAAGGAGAGCTTAGAAGCGTCGACTATGATAAAGAATCTGTTATGGTATAGATATTTAGCGCAATCAAAGGTCATGAGCATAACTTTATTATAGGTAGGTCGTTTAGGAATAAAAATGGTGGAGTAGAAGTTAGAATCTCTACATCTAACTATGATAGAGACGCAGTAGCTTACCCAAGAGCTTGGAATTCTTTTTTGTCTTCAGGACAGACTGGGATTATTAAAAAGGTTGTAAGCTCAAATGGAATGCTTGAGCTTAATGATGTATACCAAGCTAATGGTAGGTAGATAAAAATGCACACAACAGTTAAACAGAATGCATTTACATTTATCGCAAACTACTTTTAGGACTTAACTAATGGCTTACAAAACGAAGAAGCTAATACTATTAGTATCAATGGGTTTGACGTCAATGTTGCATCAAATTCTGACATAGAGGTAGCTAAAGACCGTGTATGTGAGCTACTTAGAATGTTAGGTATAACATTTAACAAAGATATTCTTGACAACATGCTGTCTGAAAATTATGGAGGAGTTGGAAGAGAAGCTTTGTCTAAATGGTTAAACCAAGGCGGAAAAGAAAGTATAAATAGTTTTATAAACGAGCTTTCTAAAGCAGTACAGATTAACGGATTGGTAAAGAAATAGGCTATAGACAACATCTTTAAGACTGGTTTTGTTAGTCAGCTAGGAAATGCCGCAGGAGCTTATCTTAAGATTACTACAGATAAGATGTCTATCGGTATGGATGGAACTAAGTTGTATAATGAATCCCAGAATAACAGCATTACTAACACTGTTGAAAACTTGAATAGTAATGATAAGAATAACGCTGTTGTTAAAAACATCTTACAGTATGACTATAATATATCTACAGAAAACAATGCTCCAGTAGGATCTATAGTAGCAAAGATGCTGTATAACAATTCCAACGTAAACATTAGCGTATCAACACCTATTGGTTTTAAATCTGACAATAGGGGCGATATGGGATCTAAGTATAGCAATCTTGCCGAAGCTGAAGACTATATTAACAAATTCGCTATGGTACAAGCTGGGTACTGTATATTTCCAACTCTTGCAGACAAAGGAACGTATATGGTGCTTAATGGAATTCCTATACCTGGGATGACATTTAATGTTAATAAAGATTGTCAATATACTGTATCGGGTGTACCTACTATTGAATATATGTTCGATAACGGTTGGCAAGCAGGAATGCCTGTAGAAGACATGTTCTATCTAAGACCAAGTAATAAAGTTCTAGATCAGTTTATAGAGTATGCGAAGACTGAGTACTCTGCTATACTTAGCTGTAGAGAGCAACTCGGCATGCATGTAGACAATCCTAAAGGCTTACCTTTACTTAATGACGAAGATAAAATTGTAAACTACCATGTTACAAAAAGTGGCAAACCAGCGACCGGTGGAATAACGTTCCATTCTCTTACTACACTTAGAGTACCTAATGGTAAAGGCGGCATCGATAGATTTTCTATTAAAGAAATGACACCTGATGAGTAGATTAAAGTCGCACAGGAACAATTCTTTAGTAAAAGCCTCGATGAGCAAAGAACTATTATGGCACTTACATTGTAGGAACAAACCAACAATGAAATAGACAAAGCGTTAAGCTTAGGGATTATAACTAAGCAGGAAGATGGTAACAATTATAACGGTCTTAATAATGCTTGCCTTAACTAGAGCCAGATAGATATTGTAGAGAGGTAGATATTTGAACAGATTAAACAGAAGCTCCCAGCTGCATCTGGAGTTGCTCTTAACGTACAGCTTGCTTAGAAGGCAGCTCATAGTTTAGCTATAATGTCTTTATTACAAGATGCTACGAATAGGTCTATAATATCGTCGGAAGAATGTCTTAGATTGTTTATTGGTAACCCTGGCTTCTTTAAAAACGTAGAAGATATACAAAAACGTATTGGAGGTCTTGTGTCTACCGGTGATGACAACGTTACAACGCTTCCTAACTTTGACGGGTCTACAAATGACTATTACACTTGTGCTGAAGTTGCTGATTATGAAGTTGGGTCTAAAGCAGAGATAATGAGTTCCCTTAAAGAAAAGATGAGGGAAGGCGAACTTAGAGAAATCTATGGCGACTATTTTGGATTCGAAAAAGTAGATGAGCTTGCTATAGATGATGTACGTAGTAAACTTGTAGAGAAACTTGGCGAAAATAAAGTAAAGAACATAGAATCTAGAGCTAACGATTTCTACAAATCGTATACATCTGGTATAAATGTAGCTGACGGTGCCTCGTATATTACTGCTGATATGTGCAAGAGAATGCTTAGAGCTAGAGGAGCTTATAATTCCGATGTAGCTAAAGCATTTGATATCTTACAAGGTGAGACAGCTTATTCTTGGGAAGACAAGAGAGACGCATTTAAGCTTATATACGACAAAACTAACCTTGTTACGACTAAATATACAGCTTACGGATTTAGAGACCATACAACGAACGGAAATAAAGTTTCTAGCTTATCTGTACCTTACTATAATAAGTTTGCTTTATTCCCTATATTCGAATGTCTTGCAACAGGTAAGTTGAAAAATATATACAATAAGATGAAGAATGAAGGGGTTGATAACCTACTTATGACATCTGCTGTTAAAGTTGGTTTACAAGGCAATGTCAAGTTCAATGGTGAAACTATTGACAAACCGTTTAATAAGTACACACAACGTCTTGCAGCTCTTCGTAGATAGCTTAATACTGACCCTGAAGAAGGAGACGTAATAGCCGCTGGTACATAGATGATTAAAGTATGTTTGTCAAGCTTACGTCTTGATAGAAAATACGGAGACCAAACTGGTAGATAGATTTTAGATAAACTAATGAGTTCGATTAATAAGTTATCTTAGGTTGGAACTCAAAAGTTTATGGATAGATTCTATACAGATGGTTCAATAGATCAGAGAAAGCTTAGTAAATACCTTATTGAACAGCTTGGTACTAGAAATGCTAATAAGAACCTCATAGATGCACTTACGATTAATCCTGAAACAGGTTAGATGAACGCCCCTATAGCAGCAACGTCTGACGCTAGCTGGATGGAGTCTATGTTAATATCTGCAGCTAATAAAGATATTGTAAATATCATGACTCCTGGTAGTTCGTTCATTTAGAGATCAGTTTTTGCGATTGAAGAAAAATCTGGGGAAGGATCTATATAGGGCCAAGATGTCTATAATGGCAAAAGATTGCAAATGATTAATAAAGAAGGATCTATGGATGCTGTAATATCTATTGATTACTTCCAAGATGTTTTGCCAAAGAACTTATCATTTAATGAAGCTAGACAATGGCTTATAGATCATAACATAATAGGCGAAAATGCCACATCTAATACGATTGGTTATCGTATTCCTACACAGGCTCAATCATCTATACATGCTTTACGTTTTGTAGATGTTGTACCTGCTGTTAAATCTACAGTAATACTCCCAACGGAATTTACTAAGATAACTGGTTCGGATAAACTATATCAATGTTCGAACCAGTATAATATAAAAAATCGTGTTAATTGCTGGGAACTCCATATCAAATGGACAATCAGCAGCCAAGCCCTTTAAGGGAAGGTTCAACGACTAATTAAAGATAAAAATTTCCTAAATGGATAATAACGAATATGAAAACAAAATTTAATAAAGAATCAAGAAGCCTTATGATAGGCGCATTATTGGGTGATGGCTCAATAAGTAATAATAATGTATACAAAATTGCTCACTGTGAAGCTCAAAGAGATTACCTTGAGTGGAAAATAAAGCAATTTAATAATAGAGGTATAAGAAATACGGGAATTAAAAGTTATATAAAGACTTGTGGGTATAATTCTGGAGTTCCTGTATATTACACGAAGTTATACATGACGCCTTTTACGAAAGTTTTAAGAAGGGTATTCTATAAACCAAAAAAGATTCTTGGAAATAGAAAGCTTCTCAATAGATTAGATGCATTAGGTATTGCAATTTGGTACATGGATGATGGACATATTAATATAAGAAAATCTAAAGAAGGAAAAATTCACGGGTTTTATATTAAAATTGCCATATGCTAGCCAAAATAGGAAGTATAGGTTATTATTGATTACTTTAAAGAAGTTTGGAATGTATAGTTTTATATGTTTCACGAAGGCAGAAAAGAAGATAGCTTTTCTTTATGCTGCGGAACGAAAGAAGGATTAAAATTTATAGATATTGTAAAACCGTACGTTCAACAAGTACCTTCTATGGTACATAAAATTCAATTCGATTTAAGCCAACGAACAAGAAGTTTATATGATAAGAAAAGTTGGAGTAGTGAGAAAAGAAAATCTCACGAAATGCACGACACTAAAAATGGTGAAGATATAGTCTGATCTCATTGGTAACAATGAGTTAACAAAAATGTTTGATATAGACCACCTTTATTTATCTAGATATAATATTAATAAGGATGGTGGTTATAAGTTTGATCAAGAAAGCGAGTAGGGATTACAAAACAGTATTATTGAAAGTATCCTTACAGTATTGAAGGATGATAAATCCTATAATATTCTTTACAAGTCTATTGATAATGATACCGCTCTTGTAAAGAATATAGCAGATGAAATACCAGATGCCGGTAACACCAAGAGTGTAGCGTATAACTTTGGTACACTACATGAACAGACTACACGTAAGAATGACTATATTACTGGTAAGTTAGGTATTGGTCCATTCGCTTTAAATGTGACAAATCATATCCTTACTACGTTATATGGAGTTAAGTTCAGAGAGTCAAACTTTACAAGATTAACTGGAATTACAGGATTTAGTAGAATACTTGATGAAGAAGATAATCAGATTTCATCTTGGTTATCCGCATTCATTAATGCTCACGTAGATATTGTAAAAGATCCATACATATCAAAGTTAAATGTCAATAGCTTTACGTATAACATGATTAACTTACTTGTAAGGAATGGAAAATGTAAAGCTGGATTGTACTTCTTATGTCAACCTATCATTAGGGAGATGGCTAAAGCTGACATAGATTCTAAATCTCAGTTTACAAGAGACCCTAAAGTATTTAAGTCAGCCTTTGAGATGAGAGACGAAAAGCTTAAAGAGATATTTCCTGATATTACAGGTGGTCCAATAGACTCTAGATATATTAATGATATACTTAACGTTGAAGGTAAGGAAGGTGTCATTAAGAGAGCAAATATCGTTAATAAGGTTTTAGATAATATTGATATGCTGCAAAATATAGCTAGAAATCCAGGTTTGATAGTAACGGATCAAGATGCTAAGGCATTCTAGGTTGATTGCTATATTGCGTGGAAAGCTTTAGAGCCTTACTCTAATACTTTAAATAGCCTTGTTCAATATACTAAAATTGATACTCGTAAGCAAGGTAAGAATTTCATTGAAATGATGGCTTACTTACGTGGGTATGAGAACTTAACAGAGGCATCAGATAACGAGTCTCTGTTTGATATGAGCACTATTATACGCTTTGTAAACAATACATGGATTGAGCAAAAGACAAGAGCTGCTATTAATATTCCTATAGATGTTATGTCAGGATAGTCTTTCTAGGGAACTACTGAATTTATGAATGCGGTATAGCAATTAGCTGATACATTTAGTAATAGGATACATGGAGCTAAGCATAATCTAATGCGCAATACTAAAGTATTAAAGAAGATTTCTCAAGCTGCTAGTACAGAAATTAAAGTTAAATACTTTACATAGCTTGCGTAGAAGTTAAATATAGATCTAAGAGGACTATTTGAAGGTAATAGGACAATCTACGATAGAATCAACGCCTTGAAGGATTGTATATCAAGGAACGCATATAATTTAGAAAGGCTTAAAGATAACTATTTGCTGCAACATCTTATGCCTTATCTACAAGACTAGGACGTATTTATTAATGGTAGAATGGTACAGAAGCCTAAGTTTATATAGGTTCTTAATAGTATTAGCGAAAGCAAAATGTCTTCCGATATGATGATAGAGTCTTGGGAGGAACTATTAAATGATCAGTCCCCTGCCGTTAGAAGTCTTGCAAATGACCTATGTTTCTATGCAATACTTACATCCGGTGATACTAAAGGATTTAACAAACTTGCTAAATATATTCCAATGAGCTGGTTAATGGCTAGACATGAGGAAACAACAGAACCATTTACTGATTATATACAGCAGGCTTTACAAAATATTGATGTAAACGAAGATCTCATAGCGGAAAATAACTTTATGGATGCAGACTTTATTAGTAGAGATACGTATGATAATTATATGTATGCTCTCAATGGTAATTTCGCTCCTTCTGTAGTTATATCCAAAGAGGAAAATGAGAATATCGCCAATTATGTATCAATTAGGAATAAAGGTTCTAAATACAATGATTCTACAGCATATAATCTATATAAACTTGCCGGATTCGTAAATTATAATACGGAGAAACGTGCTGTATATGTAATGTTGCCAAAGAGAGGATGGCATGAAAAGAATGGATTGGATATATATGAGTACGGAGATCTTAATTTTAGCGTGAATGGTATACCTATGTCACAGCAGATTATTGATAAGTAGATTAGTAAGATCGGAGATTATCTTGATAAGTATAACCCAACGATAAGTCCAAATAATATTAACAATTGGGGGATGTGGTTTAATATGGTGTATTTTGATACAGCTTCTGACTAGATCGTTCCAAATGCTACGCAATCTCAACAATAGGTGAAAACTATAAGTGATGAAGGAGAATCTCCAACAGGTCAAAAGGTGTATATAAGTAGACAATTGTATTACAAGGGTCAGCCATAGAAACATCCCAATGTACAATACATGTACTCAGAAAACGTATAGGCTTATACTATAGCTCATAACCTAGATAATGCTCAGACTAGGAATACTCGTGTAACTATTAATGTTTCTGCCGGATCTAATGGTACAAATCAAGCTTGTATAAGAACAGATCAAAGTGGTAATGTTTCGAAAAATGCTATAGGTCTTATAGTAAAGAAAGCCCAATAGGATACCACCGGTCAATGGCTTGCACAACAGGGGTATTTCTAGAATACTAAACAGGATATAGATTTATTTAAGCAATGGAATGAGTATATATTCAGCACAGTTGATAAATCTAAACCTATCGTATTCCCATCTTCTACAGCATTAGAGGAAGCAGCTTTACCTAAAGAGGCTGCTCAATGGCTTAGTGACCAATTACTATAGAGGTTCAACATAATTTCTACTGTAGATGAAAATAATAGATCTTCATATAATGGTTATGGAATAAAAATAGTTGGAGTTACAGATACCAATACAGCTAAAGCTGAGCTAAAGAAGAGACAGCAAGAACAGAATTTACAGCAGCTTAACCTATCTAAAGAAGATATGGATGATGCTAAACGAATAACAGATCACTGCAAAGGAGGTAAATGATGAAAGAAATATGTCCTAACTTACATAATAAACAAGTAGCCAAAGAATTTGGGGAACTTGTCAATCTCTTTGGGGAAGAGACTGCTCATTTACTCTGGAGCAGAAACAACGGATATAGTATAGATAAGGCGCCAAATGGCGCCGACTCTATATTATTTGGAGAGCTTTTAAATGTAACTGATGGCAATAGATCGTAGGCTCTTATATTAAAAGCTAAAGCGTATTCAAATGAATTCTTTAACCGGTTTGGAGACTGGACGTCTGATGATAAAACAAACGTGTCCAAGGATGTTGATAAGAATGGAGAGCCTAAATTTAATAACGGGGAGTTTACTAATCCAAATAATATATACGAGTCTCCACAAGGAGGAATAAATATGGGGGCGGTCAATAGACTGTCGAATATTCCACAGAAGGGAGATATAAGCGTACTACAGCAATATCTTAAATCCCATAAAAAAGGTGTAGCTAGTACTGCTTTAAAGCTTGTTATTGCCGCTGTAAATAGATATCTGAATGATAATAACACCGGCATTAAATATGAGGTTGTGGGCAATTTAGATGACGGTGAAGCCGCTCATTATGACAGGTCTACAAACACTATACGTATAAACAAGAATGCCGCCTTTAGGAATGAGGGTAAGTCTGTATACCCAGAAATGTAGACTATAACACACGAGCTGTTACATGCGATTACAGCTCACGCTATAGAGACGAATTCTAGGGTAAGAGATTAGTTCTAGAAGCTTCTTGACAAGACTAAAGAAAAGCTTGGTAGTAACTCACAGTATTATGGGTTATCTGATGTATATGAGTTTGTTGCAGAGCTAAGTAATGCATAGTTCGTGGAAGCCTTAAAGTCTATACAGCTTACAAGGAAAGAAACTTTACTTGATAGAATCAAGGGTATTCTTAAGAAGATATATAGATAGATATTTACGTCGTATAAAGATTTTATAGGTTCAGACACTGTATATAGTGCTGCTGTAGAAGATTTATTCGCAGTAATGTCAAATAATATAAAGAAGGACGAGAACTCTGTTGACGCTAATAGAAAGACAGTATATAAGTCTATATCTGCCTCTCAAGATAAAGTAGATTAGATCAACAAACAGATAACTAATCTATATCAACAGCTTTATAAGAATTATAAGAAACAAGCTAATAAAGGTGCAAATAGATAGAAGCGAGAAGACTCTTTGTGGTCTACTATTAAAGACTTGCAATCCAAAGATAAGAAAGAAGCATCGTCTATTGCTATCGCTTAGGCGTTTGAATAGATCGGAGTATATAATCTAGATCCTTCAATTGGTGTAATACCTGCTAAAAGAACCACAGTATTAGGCTTTTTGTAGGAACAAGCTGTTACGAATTTTGACAATATCACTGCCGAACAAATATTCGACATGAAGTCAAATATTATTGATTTCTACAACGACCTATGCAAATATCTTTTTGATGACAAGGATAGTTTGGATGTACAAGATCAATTAAATGTTGATAAGCTTAGTTCTACCGTACACGAAATAAATAGATTATGGAGACAAGCTGCAAGAGTTGTTGGCGACAAGATAGTTGACGAGAACGTTGATAAGTATATTAACACGAGTCAGCAAGAAGCTGATGAAATAAAAGCTGTTGCAAAAGACTGGCTTCATAATAATGATATGTGGGGAGACGAGGGTCACTTTACTCTATTCTTTAACTTTAGTAGACAGAATAGTCCTATTATAAAATAGGCGTTCTAGATGATACAAGACGCTCAACAAGAAGCTAGAAAACTATCACTTCCTACTTAGCAAAAAATCCTATCGTCTTATAAAAAAGCTTCGTCTTTAATAGACAAAGCCTCTTTAGGCAACTGGCAAACCGAGTTTATGGAGAAAGACAGAAATGGTAATTTCACCGGTCTGTTTAGATCAGCGGTCAATAGAGGCTAGTTTAAAAAAGACCTAGAGGAATTTAAACAGTAGCTTGATGAAAAATGGGAGAATAAGTATGGGTATACGTATATCACTGACCAAATAACTGGAGAAACATTACGAAGCGATACTATGTCATCCATTGAAAACGAAACGTGGAATCAAGGTAATCCTCCACCATACGTTTAGTACTAGTTGGAAGTTGAAAATTGGCTATGCGATCACGCCCATAGAAGATACTCTAAATATTATTACACCGAAAGGCTAAGCGAGCCATTTGATGTAAAAACGGGTAAAGGCCACGGGTTGTCGCCTAGAACATTATCTAGATAGAAGTATATACAGGATTAGATTAACTATATATTACAAAAATGCACCGATAAAGAGACTGGTTTAGTTTACCCAGAAAATCTATCACAGCAAAACTACAATAAATTGCAAATGTGGAAGGATACTTTACAAGATTTAAGTAACCCTTTCGACAAAGAAGGAAATAGAAAGACTGGAGAAGAACTGCAAACAGCTCTTGAGATACAAGCCTGGAATAACTGGGTAGCTGGATAGACTGAATATAAAGCTAACTTTTTAGCTTACGATTAGGAATATCAAGAGATAGTAGATGCTATAAAAAGAGGAGAAAAAACATATAGTGATCTGTATAGGTTTATCGACGCTAATTCAGAATGGGGTATTAACCCTTAGTTTTTGGAGTACGTATTTGGGAATAACAGAAGTATGAAAGACTATGTTACTAGAATGTTTTAGAATTCCATAAAGCGTCTTGTAAAAACTAAAAATGGGTACCAAAAAGATTTTAGCGATGTAATATTTAATTACAACCCAGATGGTTCTGTATGGATACCAGATATATGGGGGTATTCTAGATTAGCTGATATAAAAAATAACCAACAAGCTTCATCGTGTGGAATAGATCCAGATGATTTTAGAAAAAACTTCGATGTAAAAGAAGTTCCATATACAGATCCAGCTGGTATGTATTTATCTAAAGATGGCGTTACTAAATTCGACCCAAGAAATAATCCAACTGGTTTACAGCCAATGACGTGGTTTGATTACATTCTTAATCAGTATACTGATGCTGTCATGAATGGGAAAATGGATAGGTTTGTTTCTATAGATGGGTCAGTTGGTATAGACTTTTCTACATTAAATGGTGATCGCGACAAGATACAAGATTGGATAGCTACGAATATCTTAATGTATGAAAAGACATGGGTTGACAAGAAAACTGGAATGATGAATTCTAAGTTTGTCCCACTGTCAATTTTTAATCAACTAATACCTAAAATAGCTACGTTCGGGCCTAATAATGAGCCTACTTCTAGATTTGTACCAAAAGGAAGATTTGTTACAAAGAGTGGCAAGTCTAATAACAATATATTTGACTTAGAGTTCAGTGAGAAAGATAGAAGTGGAATACAGCCAGATTACGGTATATATGGAGATGATGAGTTCGTACATATGATACAGTAGGGTGGACCAAAAGCAGAATATTATAAGCTCCTTCTTGACACTATGGAACAACAGTGGGATAAGTTAGGCTTAGATCCGTCTTATAATAGATACAAGCTGCCTTAGATAGAAGGAACTGGCTCTATGAAAGCTAGTAGAGCAGCAAAGAGACCAATTGACTATACTAAAAATGCCATACAAAATGCATATAAAGCAACGTCTGACGACTTAGATATGCGTGGAAACGATGACTATGTATTACGTAATGGTAGATGGGTTTTACAAACTGCTCCAACTAGATTCATAAACGAAATGGACGATCCTTCTATGATAAGCTCTGATTTAGCTTATACTGTCGGGATGTTTGTTTAGATGACAAACAATTATTTATGTAAGCAGAAAATACAAGCCAAACTTGAAACTCTTTAGTATAACTTAGACTCTGAGAATAGAGACGTAGCTCATCAATCTACTGGTGAAATACAGTATGAACGTTATCAAAAAATGATGAAGTCTTTGTTCTATGAACAACGTGAAACAAATGAGAAAGTAGGCATGAAGCCCAACAAATATCAAATTGCTGGAGCTAAAGCTGCTAGAATGGCTAGATCTAGTACGGCTATGTTATTGCTTGGATATAACTTACCATCTATGCTTTAGGGTGTATGGGATTCAATCACACAATTCCCATCATAGGCTGCGAGAAGTGACCAATATGGGTTTAAATAGCTAGGTTATAGTATGTTACATACGTTCCCAAATTTATTCTACGCTTTAGCAAATGTAGGTAATCCTATACCTAATTGTAAAGCTGTAGCAATGATGTAGAAGGACGGGCTTGTAAAAACAGCAGACGAATCATTTAAAGGTTCGTATAGAAGTAGAATCAGAAGAGCTCTTATGTAGACTGCTACAGGTGGTTATACTATGGGAGATTATATGACAAATATGCTTGGTTAGAGATGTGCATACGAAGCTAAAAAGTATTATCCAGGCAATCCTTATATAGAGAAAGGTTTTTATACGAAAGCTGAGTTCGATAGGCTTTTGTCTGACAGTGGTCTTGATTAGAAACAGATAAATAAAGACTGGAATGATAATCATGGTGAATCTTTATGGGATGCGTATTATTTTGAGAATGGTATAGTAAAGCTTAAAGATGAATACAAAGACGTAAAAATTCAAGATAGCAAATTGTCTGGCGCCATACAGTAGACTATGTCTTTATTAAACGGTACATCTACGAAGAACGATCAATCCGCTGTAAGTGAAAACATAATCCATAAGTTCTTCTTCTTAATGCGTAGTTATTTTATTAGGTGGTCAGAGCATTGGTTTGCAGGGTATAAACCAGATAATATAGCTAGGTAGTTTGAAGATAAAACGGAAATAAGCCATAGAGGAAGTTCATCAATTAGGGTAACTAAAAGGAGGAAAATCCCCCTTACTCAAGAACAAAAGTCTAGAAGATAGGCTTACGATTATAGTACAGGTGAAGCTAATCCTGCTGTTCTTATGAGCTTATTACGTGGGGCTGTAAGTTAGCTTGCTATATTTAATCAAGTAATGTTCCATTGGCAGTAGAGGAAAGCTGATCCTAGAACAATCAATAAGAATGAAGCTAAAGCACTTAGAGAGTTTGTAACATGGGGATTATGCCTTTCTTTATTAACACTTGGGTGGACAATGTTCCATAGATAGGTACAAGATGACACCGACAAATTGAAACCAGATAGCTATGAAGAGTCTGTTCCATCTTTTGATAATTTTACCAAACAAAAAGTATATCTAAAGATGATCGATCAAGTATGGTTTAGAATGATCGACTCAAAAACTTAGCAGTTTAACCCATTTATGGTTATTTCTATGGTCAAGACAGCTACAACTACAACATCTGCTGTAGAAAAATATGGTAGTATATTTACAGCTGCTCTTGATGTAACCGGCGTTAGTGGACACGATCTTGATGAGACAATAACATCAGATTCGAAATATAAATACTTTCCAAGATGGTAGAGAGCCTTATGGACTGCCACTCCATTAAACAACATACAGACATGGAGTTCTTGGAGAGGCAACGATAAGGTTGGCAGATGGTATTTCGACAATACTCTCACCGGTACAATGTTTAAAGGTGTTGGATACGATTGGAAAGAAACTGTAGGAAATAATAACAGCGATATAGAAGGTCGTACTGACATTGATGAAAGAGCTGATACTGGAGAAAGGGCTGATAACGACGAAAGAGCCGACGCAAACGAACGCGCTGAATAAATTTAAAAATAAACGCGTACTAATATCATTTCGCATTTATAAATCAAAAAAATAGGGGAGCAATACCGATTGGTACTGTTCCCCTTTGTTGTTATATAAGTTTTTCTAAAAATAATGGAGCCTCGTCTGCTAACGGCATAGCGTAATCCGTTTCTACAGACAAGGTGCTGTTACTCAGCAATAACCTTCCAATATCAGATGTTAAACCCCAAAACTGCAAAATTCGGGCTCTTTCATCAAACGTTGGGGAGATTACTCCATTTTTCATTTTATATATTGATGGAGTCATGCCAAACTTATATACCATGTATGGTATATTATTACATCGTTTAGTATAGACTCCTTTTAAGCTAGCTGATTTAGTAAAACGTCGTGCCCTATCTATAGATAAGGCATTTCGTACATCGTTATTAACAACGAAGTAGATACTACGATAATCTCCTGGCCTGTCAGGATCTTCCGTATAGACGTCTATAAACCCTGACTCGGCAGAGAAATCATCTAGTTTTAAGTTCTTTTCTATCAAAGGCATTACTACCTTTGCAAATTTACTCATAGGTTTAAAGTTTCGCTTCCATCGCCTTCATAATATTTACGACTATGGTCCCAATTATCTGTACCTATATGCCATAATATATCACTCATCGCGTCATTTATAGCTTCCGCTCTATCGTAAACTTGGTGAGTTTGTATCTTAAACACCCTTACCTCGTTTTTACCAGTAGTATCAATAGCTATAATGTAGTACTCAAATTCCCAATCATTTAAATCAATGTTTTGTCCTTCTAAGTACATTTCGACAGCTTCTTGGTAAAAGCATAGTTGCCTACAGTAATCAAATTCGTTCATACTGTCTTCAAAATGCCAAAGTTTAGCTGTAGTTTTTATATCCATTATAGTACATACTTTTTCATCCCAATCAAATGTACAGCTATCCAATAAGGATTTACAAGCTATCGGAGTAAGTGCATTATGATTTAAGGTGTCTGCTACACTATATTCCCAGTTTATCTGGAACTCATGATAGATATGTATATTACCATAATCTCCAGCTTTACGTAACAATTGATCAGCTAACTTATGCTCTTCAACATTATGCTGAATTGCAAGAAGTTGGTCTAAATCGTATTGGGATATAAGAGTCTTTTTAGACTTTGTAGCTTCGATATAATCATTGTACTCTACGCTTATTTTAAGTGCTTCTGAGAGGATTTTATCTTCGCTCTTACCAATTATACTATAAGACTTACGATAAGCGTCTGAGAGCCGTTTATTTGGCTCTATTTCGATGGAATTAATTAAGTTTTCGCAGAATTTTTGAGCTTGTGTGCTCTTTGGCTTATTTCCATTAAACAATACGTAATCATCCCAGAATTGTTCTGGTTGAAGTAAGAACTCATGTATCATAGTTCCCTTACGTAATTGTGGAAGATCTAAACCCTTTTCTTTACCGTCTAACATCCTACGAAGATAGGATGGTCCTTTGTTTAAGAACCAACCTATTGCACTATTACTAATGCGAGTGTTATCTTCATAGTATGGAATTTCATATGATGGTATTTTGTACTCTGGGTAATTCATTAGTCACTACACTTACAATAAGTACATTCGTCATCATTCTTTGGCTTCAGGTTATTCTTAATAGGACGAGTTTGAGGTTTTATAGAACCACCCTTTGGAGTAAGGTTCATGTCCTCAAATAATTCTTCAAACGTAACGTTTGGATAATCATTAGCTTCCTTTATGAAAGCTACAATATTATCAAAGCTACATAATTCAAAATTGTCCTTAATAAAATCCGTCAGATATTTTACCTCATTCTTGTTATTAAGACGATCTTCAAGAACTTCCATAATCAATGATGGAGACATTTCCTCAAATTCACGCCAATAACGAATACGGGAACAACGATCAATTAGATATTCTGATATTGCATCCATATTATTACAAGTAAACAAGATCATATGTTTACCTTTTGTGTCTGCTCCATCAAGAATCTGCAACAAAGCAGAATCATCATAATCGTCAAGGATTTTATCTAATTCGTCAAACAAGAAGCATACGCTTGTATTACCGAGTCTCTCTACAATAGACTTAAGTACCCAAGGGCGAATATACTTATCAATGTTAATAATTGGCAGCTTGCTTTTATTAGCTATGACTTTCATCATAACTGTTTTACCAGAACCTTTAATTCCGGAAAGCATTACACCAGTAAATCCATTTTCTGACAAGTTATAACTATTAATAACTTTGTCTATAAAATGGGCGTCACGATCAGTACAATATACTTTAGAAGGTAAAGAAAGTGGAGCAGTTTCCTCAAGTGTAATTTGATCATTATAACGATCTACTTTAATATTATAAACCATTCCTGGAGTTAAATTACACTCTAATCCTTTTGTGCTAAACTTAAAACTTAAACTGTTACCTACTTTCAAAAAGTTTTTTTCCATATTTACTGATATTAAAATACTCAAATATTGGATTTAATTTCTTCTATCATCTCGTCCACTTGTTTATGATTGCGGACAAGATAACATTTCATTTTACTCCTATGACGTTTAAGATAATACTTAAACAGTTTCCATCGAAGAGGGAAGGAGTCTCCCATAAGACCTTTGCATTCTACTACGAATCCCTTACCAAGGAAATCTGGTAGATATGTAATAGGTCTTATTTTTTCTCCAAGGAACTCAAATTTTGGAAGTAAAGTAAAATGCTTTGGCTCATACTTGACAGGTATTCCTGCTTTCATAAAAGCTTCATAAGTATAGCATTCGAGTTTACTCCTAAAATGGAGACCATACTTATCGACCTTAGTCGCATTTTTTACTCTACCTTTAGACTTACTTATCGTAGGCATATCCTTTTCCTCTTACTTTGAATACGGATACACCCTTGAAATAAACAATATCTCCATCTGCTATACCAGTTTTATTACCGTGATGTATACAAACACATATACATCCAGTATCAGTATAGCTATCCCATATGGTCATATATAAACCATTTGTAAGCTTTATTCTTATAAAACTATCTTTAGATAAAGACACCTGTTTAGTAAGTTTTTTCGTCAACCATTTATGTAATAGCGGAGACATTACTGCACCTCCGAGCACACCAAGTAGGCATCCTATTATTACGTCAATCATATCTTTGCAATGTTTTTGTAAGCCAATTTTTCATCGTAGCAAATCCATTATCACGGACAGCGTCTGATAAATCTTTAGCTTTAAATTTCTTATTAATGAAAAAGGCATCTAATTTATATTGTTTACTATACATTCTTGACTTATGTACTCCAGTCTCATCTCTATCGTATAATATAACGATATGCTTCCATTTGGAGCGTAAAGACTTAAGTATATCATCAGGAATAAATACTGTTTCACTAGCTGCGGCTATAGCATTAAAACCCATTTCGTAACACACCATGACATCTTTCAATGACTTGGTTATTATGAGTAGGTTACCTCCCTCTTTAGGTAATTCGGCTAATCCCTGTACGTGCCTATTTGTCAGATTGGTACGCCATTTAGTATACTTAGAGGCAAGCGGACGATAAATCTTAAACTTATCATACACTTTATATGCATACATAGGACTAGTTTCCTTGTAGATACTTCGGACGATACTATTACAAAGAAAGTATTTAATACTAAATACATTGAATTTCTTCAACGTATCTATATGAATACCGAACTGCTTCCAGTATTGTTTGTCTACATTAGTAAACGGTTGTCGAACTATCCCGATATCAGTTTCGCCTTTCGGTTTATTGTACGTATTTGCTCTAGTTGTTAAATTAGGGTTTATTCTGCGTACAATACGCAATAATTCTCGTTCAAGCTCTTCTCTAGTCGTTATACCTTTGTATTCTTTTAGGAACTTTAAAGCGTTCCCATAATCGCCAGTTCCTAGGTCTTTGTACAATAATCCTCCAGTTCTTGATTGAAATATCCCGAACGATGGATTCTTATCTCCAGACCTTAGTGGGCTATTCATTAGTTTTCCAACCTTGAATTTCCCAAGACAATACGTATAGATGTCTAAATCAGTTAATTTGTTTAATATGTCTCTTAACGAAACGGTTATCGCTGTTCTAGTACTATACATAATAACTTATAAGTTAGTACCGTATATTGGAATCGAACCAATGATCTTTCCGGGGACTGTTCCAACGGAATGCTCTATGGCCTTTTTGAGCTAATACGGTATATAAAATGAGCAGTTTTATGACATGCTCAGGTCAACGCTGACGGGCGTTTAGCAGTTTACGGAGATGCTAAGCTCGGGATTAAGGATATCCAACCCCCACTTAGGTAGGGAACACCATGAGATTTGGGAACTTCAGAAGAAGTTCGCATACAATTGACACCTGTCTTATCCTCACGGACGTGACGCCTACTCTCACGAGCAAGGATTCATAAGAATCGTGACTATGCTAGGAGTCGAACCTAGCCTAGTACCATAATAGTCTTATTGGAGGCATTTCACCTCCATAGGGTGACTGAATCACCTAGCTCCACCAACACCTATTCATGGCGGTATGACCCTCCTAGGTGTAACCACTTGGTTGTATAGTTTGACACACCTGCTGTGAAGACGATATAAGAATCACCTCCCGGATTTCGTACAATCAAGTAGCATTTATTTCTCCTGGTGTACAATCTTCTTTAAAACGGAAGATCTGACGCACCGGCAGTATTCTCAGTTTCCGGAGTAGCGGTTGGTGGCACGTTAAGCGGATCGTTGTTTTCTTTATCAGCAACAACGGGGCGCTCCATAAGATCATTCTTAAAGAGCTTAATCTGAGAATCTGTGTTAGACATATCTTCAACGAAGATACCATAAGAACTTACACGAGTGTAACCTTTCTTATCGTAATTAACTTTCAAACGAAGCTTCTTCTTTGTAGCGATCATAGGATCAAGCATCTGCTTAACCCAATCAATCATCTCCTTAAAGGTCTGAAGCTCTGCATCTGGACGTTGTGGATAATAACAGTCGATAATCTGGCAAATACGACCAAACTGTGCGTTATCTCGCTTTTGTAGATCATCATCAGTCTTAATGTAAAGACCCTTTGTGTTCTTCCACTCTGTCATAGTAGCTGTTTGTCCGCCCTCATTTTCAAACACGATTTCCAAGAAATCAAGTCCTTGAGGTGACTTATTACAATTCACCTCTTTAAGGGTGACGTTTTCGTTAATACCAACTGGCATATAATTACCAGAGAATTCTTCGTTATTAGTTGTGGCTGTCTTTGTACTAAACATAATTTCTATTTATTTTAATATACGTAATGCTAACCTATCTAATTTCCCTTCTGCATAATATGCCGAAGATCTAATAAATCTGTATAACCTTTTACTTAAATATCCTATCCCAATGTGTTGTGAGAACTCCTGTTTCATCATCCATTTCAGATATTACAATGTCTTTGTTTCGTAAATGATCACTTCTACATCCCATTGCAAGGTTTTTATCGGCCTTGAACTTTATATGAACTTCATTTCCGATTCTGTACATATAACCAACGCCATCACATTTTCTACATACCATTCCAGCTAACTTCCCGACAAGATCTAATGATCTTTCCGTAAGTTCTTCTCCGGTAGCCGGATCGTCTACAATGGTATCTTTAATGTGTCCTACCAAAATGAACTCGTCACAAAGCTCTCTAAACATATCTATTACCTTAAGAACTGCTGTTCTAAGATAATAATAACCACTTCCCTGAGGAAGCGTTCGTACATCTGTACCTGTCCAATTTTTGCCTAATGGCTGCTGTCTATAAAGAGTAGCTGCATAACCAAGGCAAATCTCTTCAAGAGATGTAGCATTGTCAATTGTGATATGTCTATAGAAATTATGACCTACTTCTTTATTCTTGGCACGAATGGCACTTGCTGCTTCACCTAAATCGTTAATCGTGCGACACTGGATGGCCATCGCGTCAACGAACGTAGATCCTCCTTCTAGATCAATAATAAGATTATTATCTAATTGTGCCAAGGCTGAAGTCTTACCAACTTTTTCTCGACCAATTAATACTAGAAACTTGGGATTCGTAGTGCTTGCTGGAATTTTACTTGTAGGTAATGTTAAACTCATGATACTGTGATACTTAGTTTATTTAATTAAAGCTTAATGTTGATGTCAATGATAATCTTCTTCTTCTCCGGTGTAAGACTAGAGATAAAGTCGAAATTATTGAAATCCGAATAGCTGTAAAGGTCTGTACCAATCTGGATCTCATCATTATAGAAAATGATGGGCGTACCATCATAAAGACGGTAAATCTTACCAAATGTAATACCCTCAGCCTTCTTCTTGCCGCAATTAGCAAGAATCTTGCAAGCCTTAATGAACAAATCGTCATCCTTCAGAGACTTGCCGATATAAGTATTATTAATGTCTGCGAACATAGCATCAATCAAATCTGCCTCCTTCTCCTTCTTTGTATCAGTAAACAAATAAGAGTTATTCTTCATCATAGAATCAAGAATAATATCATCAAGCATCTTTGAGTAAATGTTACCATTGTTAGTAGTGTTAGCAGTATTGTTTTTAAACTTAATATCAAATGTTGTCATAATTCAGCCTATATATTTTTAATGCTTAGCATTCAATCAAGTTGTTATATGCAAGGTCATTCTGGAATTCAAGTATGCAGGGCTTTCCTGCGTCTCTATTCTTAAGTATATGTAAATATACTTTATTCTGAGTCGGCAAATGACTGGGACCATATTCCTGTATTCCAAGGATTTCTGGCCTATGAATAACTATTACATAATCACTGGCTTGAAACAATGCATCAGCAGATGAAATGTCGCTTCTCATTGGATAATGCGACAAAGGATTATTAATTCTTTCTGGGGATTCAATATTTCTATTCATCTGAGCCAATTGTATAATTGACGTCATGGGGTACTTTTTCGCACTAATAAAAACTCTTTCGAGTTCTTGCATAGTTTCGATCACAGAACCAATAGGTTTGGTTAAAAGTGCATGATCGTACATTATAATGAAATGCCTATTTGTACCCTTTACGTATGTATTATAGAAATATCTAATAATATCTTCTGCTTCCTTGGGAGTTGTAGGATTGTCTACAAACCATATAGGATACTCCTTTAGTTGATTAGATACTTGAACAACTTTTCTGAAGGTATCGTTGTCAAGGTCCTTTTCAGAACTATACAAAGTCGAAGTCGTTTTCCTAAGCTTACTAGAAAGCGTCCTTCCAACTTGCCTAAATCCAACCATCTCTAACGAGAAAACCAGAACTATTATTTCTTCCCCCTGATTCAAATCAATAATATCAGTGCTTATTTCGTTGCAAAAGCTCGATTTCCCACTGCCCGAAATACCAGCTATGGTGTAAACGGTATTAGGTTCAATACCTCCCATACACTGCTTATTAAACTTCGTCCATCTAGTCTTTAGAGATACTATAGAGTGATCTCTACGACCAGCGATATAGTTGATAGCTTCTTGAGCTACAACTGACATTGGTCGTATAAGATTAGATAAGTTCTGTTCCATAAGTCGATTCCTCCTGTTTGGAATTATCTTGCATTTCTTCCTCAGATTCTTCCCATTGATGATCTACTAGCCATTTCCACATCGTCTTCATATAACTAAGTTTACCTTGGCTTGTCTTTTTCTTCATTTCGAAGTCAAGACATTGAATAAGATGTTGAGCCATAGCTTCACTTTGTCCAACATAAGCATTGAATAGACGTCTACACTTGTTTACATTGGCTCTAAGATAGTTTTTAGTACCATCTGGACGTAGAACATATACTGGGTACATCTCATAAAACAGATCGAAATAGTCCTTTTCTGGGCGAACTATATTAGTAAGCGCATCTGTTGCACGATATGTAATTGACTTACCTCTCTCGATCGAGGTAATAAGTCCCTGAGAAACTAAGCTTGATACGTCTTCGTCGCTAACTAGGCTGACAATTTTGCGGACGTCTTGATTGTAAGTTTTTTGATTCTTATCCAGTACCAAGCTTAGGAATATTAATTGATTTGAATTTATTCCTGGTATATCCAGGAGTTTTGTGTTTAGTTCAATAATCATCTTATATACATAGATAAACGATTAATCATCGAAGAGTGTTAATTGACGGTTCGTAAATGCACTAACAATCTTATTGGCTTTGCCTATATAATATTGATAGTTTATCTTCTTACCGTCTGTATCTATACTATCCATGGTATCAAGAATTCTTACTCCGCAATCTGTTATTTTTTCTTCACGTTTTGCTTCATAAGTTTTATCTTTAATACGCATTAGATAATATCCTGAATTTGATGCGTAGTATCTATTAATCCTTTGAACTGGCTTCCTACCATATTCAACTTTAAATTCCCTATTTACGCTTTGAGACATTAGGAAATCACGGATATCTCTATCCTCCTTAATAAATTTGTCTATCGGTTCTTTTGTTAAAAAATAGTTTATTACAGCTTTTGGTATAACAACTGGTGTCATGCTATTGTTAAAACCTATTTCTGTAATAAACCTGCCTTTCTTTTCTATCAGTCTTGGGTCTCTAGATTGAGAGTATCCCTTGCGAATTCCAAAGTAATTATTCACGTCGTACTGATAAAACGACTCATAGTCATCGGATTCGAAAGTAAGCTGGGTTAATTGCTCAATGTCCTTTACAGCGTGGTTTATGGCTTCGCGATCGGATTCATTGGCAATATAAACGACACCATCTGTATTAACTTGTACAATCTCACAATTTAATGCGATAAGCTTATCTACTAGCATTAATAGTATAAGTTGTCCGTTTATACGTATTTTATATATGCTAAGCGGATCATAAGCCCAGCTACTTTCTTGTTGCATCTTTCCGGTAAGAGCATTGAGAGCCTGTTTAAACGCCTTAGACTTCAATTTCTCTCCACTATGTTTGGCAGCAACCCTCTCTTCATATAGAGATTTGTACACATTCCAAAATTCTTTTCCTAAGTGAACCGGTAGCCACTTGTATATAAGTGCTAATGAAGGGTACATCGAAGTAACATCTGAGTGCCCTATAAACTGTCCATCTTTAGGTTTGAAGATTCTTGGTTCATTGATGGTGTGTATACCACCTTCACCTATAGAATAGCAAATGTTCGAGAGAACAAACTTCTTCTCGTAGTTTTCTTGTTTCTTATCAGACTTACATGGGTTACATATAGCGTTCTTTACATCCAATAAGACTTCTTTCAACTTTGGATTAGAATATTGTATAAATGGAAGAATGATGTCCTTAAGAGATATGTTTCCGATTCTTCGAGTAATTGCCTTGAGGTCATCTTTAGACGCTTTATTATACTTTCTGTATTCTCTAAGTAGTATTTCTTCTCCGAATCTTACTCCACTCATCGAAAGGGCATCAAACTTCCATTCTTTTTCTACAGTCAAACGTAGTTCTACTTCATCTTTTACTTTATTAAGCAAGGCTTCAGTAGCTTCTACATCATTGACATTGTATGCTATCATATTATCAATTTCTCCATCAAGGAGTCGAGAGTCGAAACTTCCATCAAATTCTTGTACATTATTCATATGTAGCAAGATCTCAATTTCTTTAAGACTCTTTTGCTGTTTAGAGCTATATAGCATAGTCATAAGATCAAATGAATAGAAGTAATTTGCATACTTATATTCTTTAATCTTGTCAGTTTTTTCAGTTTTCTCTGAACTTATAATTTCCTTACTTAAATAGTACAATGAATTACAAATACGAAGATAACCTAACCGCTTCATAATACCGTAAAATCGTATCATGTAGTTTATTATTATGTCATCATAATGCTTATTGTTATATCCACATATGACGTGTTCTACTCTTTTATGGTAAAAGAAGTCAACTAGTTCTTCTAGCTGATTTTTTCGGTTAGATATCTCGAATTTATGTAGTTTATGACTTTCGGAATCTTTACAAGTACAATGAAAACAATTAGGAAAAACCTCTATGTCATATAGAACTACTGGTCTATCCTTTATTATCATAGTCCCTAGTGAGGGTTTGCACCTCGCAGTCATATCCATGTATGGAGCACACTAGGGTAACCACTGGTGTCGTGGTCAATTTGGATTAATTAAAGCTTTTACGCAGCCAACTCCATTTTTGGGAGCAATATACGACCACGATTAGCTTTACGATCTAATAGATTTGTACAAACACATTTAGGGTTTGTCTTCCTAATTGTATTTGTTATAGTTTGAGCTTTGCGCATAATAACTGTTTTGACGGATAGGTTTCCAGCTCCTTTTGCTCTAACAACCTCTCCATACTTATCAGGTATTTTTGCTATTTCTCGCTCAACATATTTATTATCGCTAACTTCAAATCTGCCAATCAACGATAGTTTATTTGTATACTTGTTAATTACAACATTTCTCAAGTATTCTTCAGCATTTTGTCGCTTATTATCCCATACTGGGAACTCTTGAGAATAAAAGAGATCATCCTTCTCTACTGGACAAGGATTCTTCTTTTCCCACTTTTTAAGTTTATGCTGAACATATCCCTCCATAAGTTCTGTTCGGTTAATCTTCTTACCCTTTACACGAGATTCAATTACACTTGAATCACGCTTAGATAACAAGAACCATGGCCTTTTGCGTTTAAGACCTTGTATCTGGTGTTCTTTACAGAATTTATGGGTTGTACCGTGGTGCTTATCAAATTCATCTTTCCATGCCTTTTTAGCGTTTCGGTACACTTTCAAATATTGATTATTTGTATTCATAACGTATTCTTTTTAGATTAAGCTGCTTGTTTGTTTGAGTTTGGCTTGATAGATTTTACCTGTGTTGGCTTCTTATTTACTGGCTTGGCATTGGCTTCCGCCTTTTTAAGCTTACGAAGCTTATAGCCGTTAATATTACGACTCTTAGAGCACTTTATACTATGCGGTGTCCCTCCTTTCTTAGGCTTCTTTATCTTAAGCGACGTAGTAGTTATACCAGCAACTTCAAATGGACTTGTTTTGTCAGAACGATACTGATAAAACGTAACATCCCCTATCAAGTCACGAAGCTTCTCAACGCTATCTTTTGGTACATTCTTAAGGAATGCAGACGAGTTTGTAATGCATGCAGCTTTTATGCCGCAGTCCTTTACAAGCTTTTCGATATCGTTTCGCTTCTTAAGGGTATCATCACAAACGATAACTATATCGTATGTTGTTGCAGAGTCCCACTGTTTCTTAGCTATACTTATAATTTTCTTTGTTGTAACCCCATCAAGTTTCATTCGAGAACAACGACGTTTGATTGAAGCTATGTGTCTAGCCTCTGCTAATTTACGACGTTCTTCCTGCCTCTTCTTACGCTCTTCTAGAGTTATTTTAACGGGCCCTGACGCCTTTGTTTTCTTCACTCCGGCCAACATATCAGCTGCAGCTTTTTTACGAGCTCTACGGGCTTCTATACGCGCCTTAGAAGCTGCTTTCTTAGCATCCTCTTTGGTCTTTTTCTGAGGTTTAATTTCATCAGACTTTGCTTGAACCTTTTTATTCAATGCTTTATATTCTGACTCTGTTAAAACCTCAAGGGCTTTTTTCTTACCATTAGCAGACTTAGACTCTTCCTTCTTAGTTGCCTCGGCCTTAGCCGGTGTATTATTTATCTTAGCGCGAACCTTCTTGAGGTTCTTCTTATTCTTCTTTGACATAATTTTGATAATTAAATAGATTTACGATGTTATATTTAAGGCAAGGGATTCCTTAGTAGTTCGTGTAAGTCTCGATCTTACTCCTTTCGGCGACCCAAAAATGTCTCGAACTTATTATAGTCTTTATATAGCCATATCCTGTTCAAACTTATCAGCAATGCTGCCAGTAATCTCAATAGAAGTCTCGTTATTAAACTTCTCAAGATTAGCGTCATACTTATTTGCTAATAGTTGATGCTCATGGATAAGCTGTGCTATCTTTGCCGATGAAAATACCTCACGTTTAGGCATCGCTTTTAATCCCTTCTTTGCCTTAGTTGCTGGATCAAGTGTCTTGATCATCTTAAGTTGAGCGATTGCCTCTTTAGCCTCACAGGCTGCAAAGATACTATAATTATTTGTCTTCTTAAAGTCCTCATAAGAGAACGTTGTTGTACCTGTATTAAGAGCTAGTAGAATACCCTTAATCATAATACGCTTCTCACTGAGCTGAATAATTTGATTATACAAGCTCTTGAGATCTAAGCCAGAACCTTGCTTTGCTGCTATAGCCTTCTTTGCCATAAGGTTCTCTGCTCGAATAATTCGCCAGTACTTGTTAATTGTTGTATCAAGATTCTTACGAATAGTAATAATATTTGCTGAGTTCAATTTAATTGATTTCTTATTCATGTAGTTTGATTAAAATTAAACAATTACTTGAATCCAGCCATTTGCCTAGTTCTACAATTATAATTTAATATAAATGTAGATAAAGAATATCTCTTGGTAGTTTACCCACGCATGGGAAACTACCTATTCTCCGCAGAGAACGTTTAGAGAAATTCTTTAAATGATTCTTTATTAAGTACAAATACAAACTGTATTTGCTTTCAAGTTCATAAGTTCATGAAATGTATATTTGTCGACGCATCGACTCTTATACCACTCCCTCGGGAATGTTTCTGTTTACGGACGAACTCGATTAGCTCCTACAATTCCATATTCTACCTCAATAATAGGATCACCGATGCAATCCTTAAAAGTAAGGACTTTCTTTTTATGCCCATTGATGTTAATCACAAGATTCTCTGGAACCTGATCGTTAGCATTAAGCCTTGGCCCTTGCACCCGGGACCCCTCGGGGTCCGCTCCTATGCCATCTTTCAGTGTTGATTTCTGAGCTACCATGCGGTTAACATTATCTAGACGTTCTACCACCCAGTTAAAGTCTTTTTCTTTAACGGCTTTCATCACGATTTCTCGTGATAATCCTTCCATAATAGCCTTTTGGTTAAGACCTACAGAAAGATTCAATAGTGCTTCCCATACCTTGAGAGCAAAACTCTCAAATGGTATAGTCCGCTGACAACCAATAAGCTTATTCCAAAATGTGGATTTTGTTTCTCCAAGGACAATGTCACCATTATCCTTGATGGTATACATTTTGTACTTATCAATGTGATCGAGTTTCTCGAACACTGTTGCCTTTATCGTAGGTTCCAAGAGCAAGATACCTATGATTCCCTTACTCTTAGGAGTTAAGAGAGCCTCCATGTATCTATGACTCCATGTGAACGTTTACCGATACATCAGCCTTTGGCTTGCTGTTTGTCTTCTCGTCAAAATAGCTAGCCACTTGCTGGTCATTGCGACTAATCGTTGAAACGAGCTGAGCCTTAGCCTTCTCGCATTCAGCTATAATCTTATCAAGACGAGCAATCTCAGCACGGTTAAGTGCATTAAGATAAATGCCCATCTTCTTAGGATCAGAGAATACCATCTTCTTCTCTGGATTCTTAATCGCTTCCTTCACTGCCTCCTCTGTTGTCTTCCCAAAAGACCCAAGAGTAGATGCAGGAATCTCAATCTCCTGATCTGTATCAGGATTAATCTTGCAAACTACATCTCCTGCGATATTCTCCTTAATACGCATATCAGATACAGTAGTAGCGAAGATGTTAAACCGTCGAGGCGAGCGGTTGAGACAAAGGTCTGCATTACCACTCTGTTTAGTTTGCTCGATTATTTTCTCATAATCAGGATTAAATGTCCGAACCTGAGGTTGAAATACATCCTGACCGAAAAGATTACCACCAATCATGCTTAGTGGGGTACGATTTGCTTTGATTGTTTTTTCCACAATATTTACATTAATGTCTGCCATAATCATATCCTTTTTGATATCGTTATTGATTAACTAACGATATGATTTTTTACTATAGTGTATTTTGGCTACACTTTTGCCGTTGTTATTGATTAAGCAACGCTGATACGAAGATACTCGATGCTTTGTGTTTACTCCACAAAAACAGTTCTACTATTGTAGACGCTTTGGTACAGACTTAGCTACACTCTTCTTATCCCAACAAATGGAGGATAAGCTTGTAGCAGGAATTACGTACGTATGACGTAATTAACATTTACTGGAATTAGTTATTAAACTCATCCAGGCCCATCGTCTAAAGCTTTGAATGCTGTTTTGACATAATCAAATGTCATACTTGTGTTATATTGTTTTTTATTTATAGATTTTTCAACTATAATATCCCTAACTTCGTTGGCAAAATTTCCTTTCGGACTAATGTTCATAGAAATTAGAGAGTATAAACCAACAAAAAGAGATGTAGTATTTTCGGTCGCATTTCCCTTACTATACAACGAATATAAACTACATGATTGTTATTAAGCAGATTTTTCTCTACTGCTAACTTAGAAGCGACTGTTAGCTAGGTCTCCTCTCTGCGGTACTCGGCTTATGGCATGTACCCAGTGGTTGGTTGTCGGAATGTCTCAAGATCAAACCTATCACAGACTTTACGGCTTTTTATATCTTTGCTGATATTTGTAATTTTACTGTACCGGTATTACTACCTCCTATTTATAGTGCACGAATATTGGGGATTCAACCCATACATTCTCCTTGTCACCCACTTTAGCTTGCTTCTTACACATCTAGAGACAGTAGATAGTAAGAGATGTTTTCGATTCATCACCTGCATACGCTTTTGCACTGCGTCTCATGACTCACTAAAGCTGCCCATCGGTTTACTGTATTGCTTCGAACCTTTATGTTTACATATACTGTTGCGCAATATACTTTAGCATGGTTTTGCATATCGGTTGGCACTCTGATTCTCTACATCAAGCGCTTATCTACAACATAAGACTTTCTCTATAGAGGGACATCAAATTTTTGTTAAACATGTTTATTTCGGATATTACTAAGTTTTCATAATCTATATCTCAATGTATATACTATACGCATATATAATATACCAGCTTACTACTCTGTAGAGACTATATAATATTGTATAATAAAATACAAATAGATTATTAGTTTAGTTTCTCTCTGGATCAAGTGGAGGTCAAATGGTCCTGGGTGGACATATCTCGAATCGACTTAAACCTAATTTGCTATTTCTTATTCTAGGATAGCTCTCCATCAATTTTCTTTGGTTGTAACGAAACCATCGATTATAACCTCACAAGCTATTTAATTCTTATGGGAACTATATTCTTCATCATCGCTTACCATGATTACTAAATACTTTGAAATAGACTTTCACCGCGGTCTTCGTCCGCGTACGATACTTCCGATAAAGCTTCGATTAAGGGATTGCCCCACCCTTGTGCTCGTTTTACTTTTATATACCGCATAAATGAGCAAAGCCTGGCGGTCTACCATGATATCAGACGTTTTACCTTATCCCTGACACCCCTTCAACGGAGTTGTGCCGAATCGAACGGCAAGGACTTACATAGTCAGCATATTCACCATACACTTCTGTGAGTATTATCCTCACGATATTGAATCTTAGATAAATTTTTCGGCCTTTATACTAGTTTTGGGGACTAGAAACACTACCTACAGCTTGTTGATACTACTATTTGCTTTGGAGTCCTCGGTTCTTCCCATACCATGCACCATGCCATGTATGCAATTCGGTTCACCTACTGGGGACACAAATAGTTGTTTCTCGTGTGTCGTTCGTATATGTTTAGTATCATCACATATAATTCCGATACGGTTCATTATGCCCTTTTTGGGACTTATGCGTTTCACTCTCACGACATCACCAGACGGTTCTCATGCTTTGAGTAAGGAGTTGATACAACGCTTCTCCTTCTTATATCTAGCGTTTTCAATGCTTGATACATTTCATCCTACCTTTTGAGTAATCTCGCCCTGGAGAGGGTTAACATATTCTCGGATCAAGTTCTTTTCGTACACAGGCTAATGAGACCTGCTATATGTACTTACCTGAGTTAAGTATGATAGGTTCTTATGTTTACTATCATACCTCAGAGGTTATTTACTTATGTTGTGCACATCATAAGCATAATCTACGCTGTCTCCCTCAACAGGCGTAGCTATATAAAGAAGTGGTAAAGACGAGATACCCTTCTCCTTTATAACTTTAGTTTTAACTACAACCTTCTCAGATTGCGGTTGATGATTACAAGATACAGTTACGGTATCACGTACTGTATCAGGATTAGCTCTATTCATATTATTGTTAAGCAAATTGCTTAACGGTAGTTGCGGAACAGTAGATGCTGCCACTGTTTGCAAATTCGTTGGAGGCGAATAGCCAGCCATGTTAGCTATATTAGAACCAACAATAACAAAAGCTATCGCCAACAATGATGTGACTAAATTTTTCATACTTTGATAGTTTTAATTTCGTTCACTTTGCCATTGAATACCAAGGGCTTCTTTTACCCGACCAACTAGTCGTGAACTAGCTTTTTTAATTGGTCGGATTATTTTTTTTCGACCTTAGACTTAGCCTTTCCCTTAGCAGCCTTTATAGCATCCTCCTTAGCTTTCTTCTCAGCAGCCTTCTTAGATTCCTCTGCTGCGGCATCAGCTTCAGCCTTAAGCTCATCATCAGTCTTGAACTCAAGATCAATGATATTGCTTTTAGCTATTCCTGAAATAGGATTTGAAGGATTACGGAAAAGATTAGATATTGCGCCAGCATACTGGGTGCAGTTATTAAGCATAGAATCAATCTTAACCTTAGCCATCATCTCGGGTGCTACATCATGGTAGAACGCACGTTTGATAGCTATTACTGTCTTCTTAGCAAAGTTATCACCCTTCTTAAAGTTCTCACTCAAGTTAGCAACGAAATCAGAAGGAGCATTAGAAACACATGCAAGTACACGCTCTGCATATCGTATGTTCTTCTCGCCAGTCTCGATATGAGCCTTAACACGATCCTTTTCAGGAAGCTTGTTTTCAGCATCAATCAATGCCTGTCCTTTAGCTCGTACTTCATCTGCTGCGATAGACACGATGCATTTAATTACATCAGCTATCTCATCAACAGAATACTTGCATTTCCCTGTAGTCTTATCTGTACTATGTGCATAAAGCTCGCAGAACGCAGATACAGGAGATCCGGAAGCAGCGGTAACGTTGAACAAGTGAGCGCCAAGGCCGTATACAAGGGTGCCGGTACGACCTGTAATGCTAACAATCTTACGAAAGATATCAGACTCAGACATCTTCTTAATAGACTCAAGTTCGTTTTTGGCAGAAGTCAAAGCCTTTTCTGCATTAGCTTTGTAGTTCTTATCCTTAGTACTCTTTATAGTCTCTTCTGCAGAATCAATCTTACGATTTGCCTGCACCTGTGCCCAAGCACTATAGAACGAGATACATTTGTTAACGCTATCCATAAGTTTGGAATCGTTGTTAAGGGCTAAGAAACCAGACAAAACTGTCTTCAACTCTTCCTCATCTTTTATCTTTGTAGGATCAAAGACCTTACCAACTGTCTTCTTTTGTGCTTCGGCATCTTTATTAAGACTATCTTTAGTCTTGTCAGATACTTCGACAGCAGTTGCTGGAACAGCTACGGCTTCACCACCATCTGTAGTAGGAGTTGCCGTAAGAAGCTTAGTCTCATCAAGAGTGATACCAAGTTCCGCACAAGCTTCCTTAAACTCTGGAAGTGCAGCTTTACGCAATGTAATAGCAAAATCGCTGTTACCAGAATTGATCTCGTTAGCATAAACTGTAACCATACCAAGGAAATTGATATGATTCATTTTGTCAACACTCTCAGGAGAGAGTCCCGTATGTTCAGCAGCGTTAGGATCAAGGAAACAACGCTCATGAACCATTTTCAAGAGGTCTACTTGATGATTACGATCCATTGAGCTCTTGCCCAATGTTGTGTTCATCATTGCGTCTAAAACAGACTTATTATTCTCTTGGTTATTTGTTTGTGCAGGCTTAACCTGCGCATTCTTATTCTTTTTAGCCATTTTGATAATGTTTTAAAATGTTTGTTACTTGTGGTTATACCCACGTTAATAAATACCTTGGACAACTAAATTATATTCAACTTGTGTCGAATACAAAATTCGTTTTTAACCCTTTCAATTGTGGTGGTTGTGTGAGCACAGATAGATGCTCATCTTCACCAAAGCTAATACTAGCGATAGTATCTACAACTGCTGTATCCTTACCTGCTGATTTTGTCTCAACGATTGTACCAGCGCCCTCTAAGGGTTCCAAAGCCTGAAATGAGCACGTTGGTGTCAGCATGGGAGCAGGAGTAGATTTAATAACGCTAGATTCACTTTTGTGGTCAGCAAAGGCAGAGCTAACCATTTTACAACCAGTAAAACCTCCGAGGAGGCTCACAAGAAGGATCCAGAATAACTTATTGCTTTTGTTGTATCGAGCAAAACCCAATGCACAAGCAATACATCCGAAGATCATTAAAAGTGAAGTCATGTTGTTAAACTTTTAAATTGTTTTTAATTTTCCTACGAGTGCGACTTAATGCCGCTTTTATAGTGCCTGTAGGAGTTTTTAGCACTTTACTAATCTCATCAACTGTTAGATCTTCTACATAAAACAAATTAAAGATTTTCTGTGTCTTCTCTGGGAGCTTTTTAAACTCCTTTAAAAGAGATTCATACTCAAGAAGATTGACAAGATCTTCTTCTTCTGAAGAGTTAGTTAATTCTACTGGTAGTCGGCCAGTATCATCTCCTAATTCCATAGATCTTTCTTTCATTTTACGAAGATAATCTATAGCTGTTCGATTAGCTATAATTCTCAGCCATCCGCCAAAAGACGAATAATCTGTGAATGTCGAGAGTTTTTGGTGAACCTTTAGAAATACTACATTAGTAAGATCTTTAGCTTCATCCATGTCATTCACGTAACTAAAGAGAACGTTGTCCACGAACTCTTTGTAACGGTTAAACAATTTGTTAAACGCAAGTTCATTTCCCTTTTGCGCTTCTTTTATGGTCTCAATCTCAGATTGAGTGATACGCTGATACTCCATATTGTAGCTTAGGGAAGATCTCTCTTACCCTAAGCCGATTTAGAATGGCAAGTCGTAAGCAAACTTTTGCTGGAATACACTTTGTACATTATGTACAAAATTATATTGTAGTTGGATCTTTAAATTATCACTACCTGTTTTTAAGGGTATCTTGTTTAAACACCCTGTAGCAATTCTTAATCTAACTCCAACAGTTCGTGTTCCTATTGTTTGCTCTAAAATAATTCTATGCATAATCCATTTACCAATTTCTCTTAGCTTTGGATTAACACACGCTTCATACAAGCACTCGTCATCTAAATAGTCGCCTTGGCAAAAGATGTGTGGTTCATCGATATTGTTATATAATCTCAATATCCTTATCATATCATCTATTGTTTCGACGTCTTCGTGATAGGATAGTTTTATCCTATTCTTTAGTATTAAAGGGAAATACTCCATGTTTTATTTTTGATTGAATGTTTTCTCGATATATTTAATAAATCCATCCGTATATTCATCAATACATGTATTACTTTTAATATAATCTTTACATTGATCATTAAAAGTATAAGAGATATTATAAATACATTCTATGTACTTATAGTGCTTCTGAAACCATTTAACCCAAGTGTTTACCCATTTCCATAGGTTTAACTCTCCCTTTTCTAATTTTGGGTTAAGGCTATCCATACTTACTGAATAAGCAAAATCGAAATTCTGCTTACCATTATGTATACCAAGAGCGTTTCTTACAGATGAATCCTTTTCATCTCTTGTAGTATATATAGCTACATACTCTTTATATACCCTCTCTATCCATCGCTCTTTAATTTTGTACGAAACACGATCTTCTGGATCACATTGAAGATTAACTAATCTACCAAATTCGGTACACCATTTAAGGGCGAGGTTGACGACATAAGGACATCTGTCCCGGATCATCGCTCTATAACCATTCATAATCAAACAGGAAGAAGCTGAGGAGTCGAACCTCAGTTCTAAGCCAAAAGGCGACGATACCAACTTCTTCTTCTCTCCACTTAGGTAGGAAACACCTAGACTTTACTTACGCTACGTGAGTATAGTCTACAATGTTATTAGCATTGTCGTTTATATTTAGTATAGTGCTTAATGTATTTACTTCCTCTGACAATCAAAGCCAAAACACGCCCAAATTGAGCAGTTTTACAACATGCCTGGGTTGCTACATACAAATTTAACGTAGAGGAAATGGGTGGACATGAGGGGGAGTCGAACCCCCTGTCTTGCCAGATTAACTCATACACACTGTACTTTCTTTGTAAATGTCCTAATGATCAGTTAAGACATTTGATTTAAGCCACTTTAGCTGCGTTCTAAGGCATTCTTAGTAGTCTTGTGGGTAATTACTCCACTTAACACCTTGAACGCCTCAGAACGCATGAAACATGGCTAAATATATATATATAGTAATCCTCATGATACTAAGATACTTAGAGGGCTATATTCAGCATTTTTGATATTCTGTGCAGGGTTCACATATTGACGTTATCTCGTAAGTCTCCCCGATACAAAGATACGCACACAGTCTATTATTTGATCTACTGACTCTAATTATACGTGTAGAGTTCACGTCATTCTTCCCCTATCTTGATACAAAGATACTACGATAGGAATGTTAATTCATTCTTAAGCCCGAGTGTCCTAATAGACCTACTGTCTCGCGCTGTAATCTCATTAGCTTAGACGTGATACAAAGATACTTGTCTTGGAAAGAATACTAATTAACAAAGCTATAGCGCTCATAATACCAATAGCTTGGGTAAGTAACACGGAGTTCATCCATGTGCTTATCAAACTCTGAATTAAGATCGCTCATTTGCTTACGCTGATCCTCATCAATCTTCTTAGAAAGATCTTTGAACTGGTTTGGCGTGATTCGCTGGTCTTCAGCAACTTCGGTACCATCGTCGCTCTTACCAATCAATCTTGCTAACAGCTCTTGACGCTTCTTAAGAATATCAAGAGTGATCTTAGACTTCGCACGGTCCTTACGGACATTTAGCAACTCTCGAATACGAAGATAACTAGCACACTTGATAACGTTCTTGAGGGCATCTATCTTACGCTTTTCCTCGTCCTGTTTAATAGATTCTGCAGCTTTATCAGCTACATCTACTACGAGGTTTTTCTTTGTAAGCTGTTCAACTACGTTATCTACAGTTGTGCCATTCTGCTGCTTTACTGCAGCTTTTTCATCTTTTTTTGCCATAATTTAATTGATTTAAATTGTTTATAATAAAATAATTAACACTAGTTGTTTTTGACTTCAACGATTTCGCCGACATAACATTTCCCTTTAGGGATAATGAATTTCTCGCCGCTTTCGTTTATCTCGTGGTCTACTGGTACAAAACGTGCAGAGTTTACAATATTAATTAATGTAAATCGTGCATATCTTGCTTGTTTCTCTGTTGGATATTTAGCTTCACACAGAGTTGTTTTCCCATTCGATGTCTTGATTGGAACTATAAACATAGTCTAACAGATTTAAATGGTTATTGGATTTATCACGCTTATACGCTTTAGCTTTACGTTCTGCGTGATGTGGACGATACACCTTTTTTGTTCGTATTGTTCTACACATCTCCAAGATTTTTACAGATTTGTTTAAATACAGAGATATCGTCATTTGAAAGACCGTATTGTGTACGCATCTTAGTACTTATCCCTTTTGCCAAAGTTTTTATAGCTTGAATCAAAGCTTTATCCTGAGGATGATTTAACACCTCTTCAGTAACAGCGAGCACAAGCTTAAGGTTCTGACCAAAATATTTTCCAAATCTACGCTGAACGTAAATACAAGAACTTTCTACTATAGATAGTTCTACAGGTGTTTTAGTATCAGTGACATTCTTAGCGAGAATAGAACAAACTTCGGATTCGTCCATGCAAATACCATGTACTTCTCCTACAGTGGCCCCACATTCTCTAATTGTTTTTCCGAGCTCAATCACAGTTCCTGCTGTGATACTACCACCTTCGTATGATAGTAATATGTATCTTCTCATAGTTATTCCTCCGTCTTTGTTACTTTAATATTTATACTTGGACTAGCTGACTCTATGATCTTTACATGTTTACCATTCATAATTGTGTCAATAGTTTTTGTATTTGGCACATCAGGTATTGGGCGTGTTTCTGACACGTCTGGTAGATTCAAATAAATTCGCTTATTGTTCTCAAACTCAGCGGCTATACTCATCTTCGTAATCGGATCGTGGTTCTTTTGCAGGACGCTCACAATATCCGGCAATATCTTTTCAGGTATTGCAAAGAAAGCTGAATCTTGCTTACGCCACTGATTTTCACTACGTTGATAAGCCATAACGTCTTCAACGCTTTCAAAAGTTGGGTTGTCAACTTCTGCTAACGTTTTCTTGATTAGAATAGAATCTTCATGTAGGATTTCTCCTTTGAATTTCTGTTTTAAATTACATGACCCTAAAGTTAGGATCGCCATAAGTGCAATAAGGAATACACTCGAAATCTTAAATAATCTCTTCATTTTGATAATTTTTAGAGATTTAACAATGTTAATTAAGCCCTATTAAGCTCAAGGAATTGCACTAGTCTTTGCTAGTAGTCATTGAATGTGCGAATAAATCACAGGAAGTGTGATACATATGAGACTCGAACTCATGGCCCCTAGATTAAAAATCTATTGCTCTACCAACTGAGCTAATGTATCATATTCTGCCTATCTTCACAGACTAGCAGAATCCTCATTATGAGTAAAATAAACAAAAGTAAAAAAGAACGCTTTAATTTCACAACTTTGACTAGTGATTATATGTAGACTCGAACTACTTTGTAGGCCAGATAATCTTTTATCTTCCTAATAAATCTTGGGGACGGTTTGATACCGCCCCCTTGAAATTCAACTACGTATTATAATCTTTCGTAATCTCACACCACGAAAAATATAACCATAACAACGCTAATAATAACGCTGTAATTATCCATACTATTATTATAGCTATACTAAATACGCTAATAGAATGGAATGGATCACAACAAGATTTAATAAAGTCAAATAGCACATATACAAATATGATTATAGCTATTAGACTAAGACACAAGTTTGAAGTTTTACTCATGATCGTATAATGTTTGAGTTTTATTGAAATTTTCTTCACTTACGAAATAAGGTTCGTTAGTTTCAGAAACATATTCCTTTGTAGCTCCGATTTCATATTCGTTCTTAGAAAGAATACATATATCAAAACTATTTGCTTCTTCAAAGTTTAATAGTTCGATATTGTTATCATCACAGATCTTTTTGAGTTTCTTGGCATCTTTATGAAATCTTCTTAATTCTAACTCATGATCGGACATTTGTCCATTTTTTCTTCGTTTTGCCATAATTACTTTTAAAAGCTGATAATTAATCTGCTACTCCGTATGCTTTAGGCAGCTTCTTGACAATATTGCCACCATAAGCATTCTTGGTTAGCTCTACAAACTCTCTCACTGTAGTCTTATCATCAAGAGATAATCCTTTGCTACTAACAAAGGATCCTCTACCCATGCGACAACTACCAGTAAGTACATGATGATAAACAAATAAATCTCTGTTATTATACTTTGTGTCGTAAGATGGAAATTTCCTCTTAAATGCTTCAATTCGATCTTTCTCTGTACTATCATCATATAGCTTTTCTTGCAACGACATAAAAGCATCATGCAAAGTATTTCCATGTGCAAATTTGTTATTCTCCTTAACAATATAGCAAGGTACTAGCTTTGTGTTTTTCTCCAGGATAAAGCCTTGTGCCATATTCCCTCGGATTGATGTAATGATTGTTTCTATGTCATCTACGTTGTAAACGGTATGCCCATTTATTTCTTTAATTCCACAGCCATCGCCACTTCCATCACCACTGCCATAGCTACCGCTATTGCTACCGCCATTGCCATAACCACAGCCACTGCCATAACCACAGCCACCGCCACCGCCATAACCACTGCCATAGCCACCGCCATAACCACTGCCATAGCCACCGCCATGGCTACTTCCATTGCCATAGCCATAACCATCGTCATAACCATTGCCATAGCCATAACCACTGCCATGACCATAACCCTTGTCGTTGTCGTAACCAATATCTAAGGCAAGAAAAGCTCTAATCTTTTCATCTGTTAATACTTCCATACTTTCTGGCCCTCCAAATTAGTAATTGCTTTGCTTGTGCAAGGAATTATTTGGCAACAACGGTTAAGTACCATTGATTCAACAATAGGGCTAACATTCCCACCTTGGATACCGTCATTAGCAACTTGAGAAAGGCAGGATGCACCATTCCATCGCCAGATGTTACGTACGTTCTCTACTCGTACAGTCTCACCTTTAATGTTGGTTACTGTACCAAAATACACACCAGCATCGCAGCTTCTTACGACGCACTTCTTACCTAATATGTCTTTATACATATCTTTATTTTCTTCTTCCATAATCATGTTAGGGTTTAATGAAAATTATGTTGTTTTCGGTGCATTGGATAATATCTTTTTTATACCTCGAATCTTTTACTCTAAGACATGAGAATGGGCTATCAAAGATACACCCTTTGCAACCGAATTGACGTTTAGCCCTAACATTGATGCCGTTGAATTTGTATATTCTGCCAGGACTAAGGTTCTTGTACATTATAATTTGTATGAAAATGTTAATTTTATCATTGGTAGTTTATCTTTAGAAGATATAACCCTCTCTACAGAGCACAAAGCATAAGTTACTCTTAGACTTGATTCCCTGTCTATAAAAGTAATGAACTCTGGATTGTTCAAGAATGCTTTATTATACGCTACTGTTGGCTTATGATAAAAGGTGATACACGATGTAGAGTTTAACATTTGGAACTCTTTCCTCGATACAATGATCTTAGAAAGAGATGTTTTCTCCAGTTTACCAGCTTTTATAAGGTATTCGTTTTTCGTAACTAACCCAAAGCCAGAATAACAGCCATCTGCCATTCTGTCCATTATCATAACAGGTTCACCAACTACTACGCCACTCTCTGTTTTTCTACGAGCTATGTCGTATTTATTGAATTTTCTCATTTTGGAACAAATTTAATTTTATAACGTACAATTGAAGATATAACACCATTTCTTAGTCTGATACCAAGAGTTGGCTTAACAGAGAATTGCTTGCACATATTGATGTAATCGACAACACTCTTTGAGATTGGTATAATCTCTGAGAATCCTGCCTTTTGATCGCTATATACAGCGTAGAACTTAGTAGACTTACCACTAGATGTTGGTTTTTCAACAATCTTTTGGATACATTCTACTTTACAAACCATAGTGTCAACTTTAACTGGGTTCCCTGCATGACACTTTGCAGTAACAAATAGCATCAATGTTATAATAACAAGAGCTATAACCCAACCAGTCCATTGATTGTCTGGTTTTTCATACAATTTAACCGCCATGATTTTCA